AAACCTGACCTGCAAATGCTGAAACAGCCCCTGAACCTGTGTGGCATCTTTGGGGTCAAGAAAGGTCAGTCCGGTGATGAGTGCGCCATCTGTATCCGGGAACCAGCCATTGCTGTTTGTCTCAATAATGCTCGCCGGCCCCAGACGAAAACGGATTTGTGTCTCCCCCGGGTCGCCCTTCGGTCCCTGAGGTCCGGTTGCCCCCACCGGGCCAGCCGCACCTGTTTCTCCTTTCGGTCCCTGTGGGCCTGCCGGGCCTGCCGCACCGGTATCTCCCTTTGGACCCTGTGGACCTGCATTTCCCGTCAGACCGGTCTCTCCCCGCTCTCCCCTGTCGCCTTTCGGCCCCTGCGGGCCTGCCGGACCAGCATCACCTGCCGGCCCCCGTTCACCGGTTGCCCCTGCCGGGCCGGTGTCGCCACGCTCTCCCTTATCCCCCTTCGGCCCCTGAGGGCCAGCGGGCCCCTGTTCCCCCTTTGGCCCGGGAGGTCCCACCACGGTGGGGATTCGGTTTACGGCCTCTTCCGCCGCTATCCTGCTTTGTTCCGCTGACTGTGCGCTTTCTGCTGACTCCCGGGCTTTTTCTGTTGCGGTCGTTGCATCCCTGGCTGCATTACCGGCTGCACTTTCTGCCGTCTTTCTTGACAATTCAGCTTCTGCTGCACTTTGTGATGACTCACTGGCTTTTTGAGCGGCCGCAGAAGCCGAGGACGAGGACGCATCCTCTGACTGCTTTGCTGAGGCTGCACTTTCTGCCGCCTGCCGGGCTGACTCCGATGCCTCCCCTGCTGAAGTGTCAGCATTTGCAGCGCTCTCTTCTGCCTGACTGGCTGATATGCCGGCATTCCTCGCTGACGTCTCCGCCTCTCCGGCATTCTTCTTCGCCTCCTCAGCGTGACGCGCCGCTTCTTCCACCATCAGTTCAAAACGACGCAGTGCCTCCGGCCGGACGTCATCCTCCGACATGGCACCGAGAAAATCATTCAGCGTACCGGGTTGAGAATCTTCATACACGGTGATGGTCCCGGCATGTGACGGCGGGAATCCTTCCACCAACAGAATGACGCTGTACTGACCGTACTCAACGTCCATGCTGTAACGACCGGCTTCATCCGGATTTTCAGAGGCCACCGTGTTCACCACCACCGTGCTGCTGGTCCGTCTGGCTTTCAGTTGAATGGTGCAGTTCTCTACCGGTTTTCCTGTGCCGTCTTTCAGTACACCTGAAATCTTTACTGCCATATTCACCCCACAAAAACGCCCACCAGAACCGGCGGGCTGTCATAACTCTGTGTTACCTGGCTAATCAGAATTTATAACCGACCCCCACAATGAAACCGTCAGTGCGCCAGTCGCCACTGCCGGAGCCTTCATAAGCAAGGTCAATAACCACCGTCTCTACGGGACTGAACTGAATCCCGGCATTCCAGGCCGGCGACAGATGACGCGCAGTATGACCATCACTGGCGGTGGTGGTCTCCTTCACATACCCCGGTTTCACTTCATCACGCCGGTAATCCTGAACACTGTCAGACCAGCGGGTGTACGCCATCCCGGCCATGCCATAGAGACTGACCCGCTCACTGAGCTGCCAGACAGGGCCGGCCATCAGACTGACATAACGACCGCGCAGGCTTTCATAATGGAAGGTATTTTCACCCGTCTTCATCGTGTCACTTTTCTTCACCGATGCATAACTCAGCGCGACAATGCCGCCCAGGTGATCCGTGAACTCATAACGGTATTTCACATTAATCCCTTTTAAATCACCTGCACGCGCACCGGTACCGGACAATGCCGGTACGCCGCCCGGGTGAACCTGAGCATATCCCACGGAAAATGCACCGTGTCCGCTTTCAGCCTGTGCAGGAAAGGCAATTCCTGCCAGCAGGGTAGTAAACAATAATATCGTTGCGTATAAATGCCGCATGATTACCTCTTTGTTTTCAGTCAATAAAAAAGGCACCTCCTGAGGTGCCCGTCCGGGTTAATAAACCGTCAGCTGATACTGATCCCTGCCGTGGATTTTTTCATGACCACAACCAGTAAATCACTGATGTACGTTGTCGGCGTCCAGTTGTTCGCACCGGCCGACGACACATTAAACGTCAGGGTGACATGACCCCGCCCTGCCGGCATATCTATCACCGATGAGAACACCCGGCTGACATCCGTTGCCGGTTCATGGAAAATCTCAACCCCGTTCTTCAGCACCTGCAGCTTACAGGTGGAATACCAGTACGACTGCTGATTCGGGCTGTTGAAATTCTGGTGTTTCGTCCCGCGAAACAGCACCGGGGGAATGATAATCTGCCGGTCGAAGCCCTGGTCATCGTAAACTGTGACGGTTACCGTCCCGCTGGCATAACTGTTATTCCGGGGAAAGGCTTTCCCCACCGTCTTCACCAGGTCGCCTTCAATCTGGTTTGCAGACAGTTTCCCTCTGATGACACAGTTCTCGTTAATGGTGACATTATTGAGCGTGCCGGTATTCGCGGTAATTGCTCCGCTGATATCCGCGTTCCTGGCTGTCAGCTTCCCTTCCGGCGTCAGGGAAAACGTCGGGGGGTTGCCGGATGACGTGATACTCACCGCAAACAGTCGTTTCAGGAACACGTCGTTCATGAACAGCTGATTCCCCTGCGCCACAAATAACGGCGTGCTGTTGCCGCTCTCCGGATTTATCATCGCGATACGGTCAGCCAGCAGCAGTATGTTGCTCAGTGGCTGGCCATCAGTATCCTCAATCCCTGCACCAATCCCGGCCACATAGGGAATGCCGTCTTTCGTTTTTTGAACCTTCAGCATGTACAGCGCAGCCAGGTCATCATTTGTGTCCTTCTGCACGCGCTGTATCTGCTGTATGGTGGCGCTCTGGTTCTCCAGTGTTTTACTGACCGTCTGTGTGATTTCATTGCGGGTTTCCGTGATGCTGGTCTTCATCTCCGCCATCTCATCTGCAAGCTGGCTGTTATCTATCAGTTCCCACAACCCCTGAGCCAGATGCAGTTTTCCTATTTTTTCCCGAAACAGCCCCAGATACCCTTCTGCATCATTGCTGGCCCGGCCACTGGCTTCCACAAAAGCAGATTTCCCCACCAGGTTGACGCTGCGCACGTAAAACCAGAAATCCTTCCCGGGCTTAATGTGCGGGCCGGATACACTCCACTGACTGCCGGTCCCCAGATAACGGGCAGAGGTTTCCACCTGTGCCGTGTTCGTGATGCGTTTTTCTGAGAACCAGAATTCAAACTGCACCGTCGGGTCATACACCGCAAGACGCGGGACCGCCGTTATCTGAAAATACCCCGGCGTCAGCTCAATCGTGGCGGGTACCGCAGGTGCATTAATCCTGAACGTGGTGGTGGCCGGTTCGCCCTGCTGGCCATAACTGTTAATTGCCCTGACTGTCAGGGTGTATTCCCCGAGCGGCAGACCACTGAAACGATGCTCTGTATCCGCAGTGATGGCGGTGGTCACCAGACGGCTGTCTTCTCCGCTTCCGCTGGTCAGGCGCAGACTGAAGCGCACACCCTTCACCACCCGCGGCGTGTCCCATTTCGCCTGTGCCAGATACTGACCGTCAGCCGCGCTCACCTCCACCGTCAGGTGCTGCACTGCCGGTGGAATAACGCTGTTCAGGGTGCCTGACTGCGGCTCAAAGCTGGCCCCGTTATCCACGATGGCTTCTTTTTCCGGCACATGCTGCACTGCCGTGATGGCAAAAGTGCCGTCCGTGTTTTCCCGGATGCAGACACAGCGAAACAGGCGACGACGCAGTGACGGCAGGGAAAGCCCCCACACACCGTATGTCTCCACACCATCCGGCAGGGTACTGACCTGTATCCGGTCCGGCGCGGGGTGTGCGGTGATGGCCACGCTCACCGGCTTACCGCCACCGTTAATCAGGTTCACCGTGGCGGCACCTGTCTCCGGCAGGGTCACCTCACGGTCCAGTGTCAGGGTGCGGCTGGCGGCATCGATGGACAGGACACGTCCGCCGGTCATGGTCCCGGCATAGTCGTTATCACAGATTTCAATAATGTCACCGGGTGTGTGACGCAGCCCCTGTGACCCGAGCGTGAAATCCACCGTCTGCGTTTCCAGCAGTCCGGTCTTTATCACCCACAGCCCGGCACGGTGGGCCTGACCGCGACTGGTGCAGCCGAACGCATCCATCTTCAGCAGGTTGCGCCCGTAGCGCAGTATGGCTTCCGGGTCTTCCACCAGTTCCGTGGAGGTCTGCCAGCCGTTCTGCGGGTCGGTGTAATTCACCTCCACCGCCGTGTGCCGGTCCTTCAGGGCACTGAAGCTGTAGCGGAACCCCACGCCGTTATCATCCACCACCACATCGCAGTTGGTGTACGGCCACACCACATCCGACGGGCGGTCCTGAACGAACGTCAGCGTCTGGCCGTTCCATACCGGCATACAGCGCATCGCCGAGCAGAAATCACTGAGAACGTCCCACGCCTTACGCTGTTGTGACAGGTACGCATTAAAGGTCATCCGCGGCTCTGTGCCCCCGAAACCATCCGGGACCGTCTGGTCGCAGTACTGCGCAATGGCATACAGCGCCCATTTGTCCACGTCTGCCGCCCCCAGACGTTTTCCCATGCCGTAGCGCGGGTGAGTCAGCATGTCCCACAGGCACCAGGCCGGGTTGTTGCTGTATGCCGGTTTCAGGCTGCCGTCCCAGATGCCGCTGTACGTGCGTTTTTCCGGGTCATAGTTTGACGGTACCTGGATGATGCGACCGCGGATATGGTAGTTCACCGTCATCTGCTGACCGCCAAACTGCTCCGCATCCACCTGCAGCCCCACAATCGCCGTGTTCGGGTAGCACTGTTTCACATCGATGATTTCGGTGTATGACGACCAGAGCGTCTTATTCTGCAGCTGGTCCGTGGTGCTGTCCGCCGTCTCCCTGACCATCCGGATGTTAAAGGGGCGGGGAGGCAGATTATCCAGAATCACCGAAGCGAGGAACTGTGAGGTGGTCTTGCCGTTAATGGTGACATCCTTTTCCGTCACCCAGTTACCGTTACGCTGCAGCTGAATCAGCAGGCGGACGGATGCCGGGTTACGGTCACCCTGTGAGGTGGTCTGCACCAGTGACTGCACCCCGAAGGTAACCCGCAGGCGGTCAATGTTCGCGGACGTAATGGTGCGCGTCACCGGCTTTGCCTTCGTCACTTCCACGCCCAGTGCGGTTTCAGAGCCGGATGACTCAAAACCTTCCGGCGGTGTCTGCTCCTGCTCCCCGGCGCGCCAGACCGCTGTCACACCATGTATCACAGGATTACCGTCCGTGTCCGTCAGCGGGGTTTTGTTCACCAGAATACTCTGCAGCCCCTTCACCGGACCTTCCACCGGTCCCTCACCGATGGCATCAATCACGCTCATCATCTGCGTGGACTTAAGATTGTCCTTTGCCTCAACCGGCGTGTGCGCCCTGCCGCCACCTTTACCCACTCTGTCCCCCTCTCCTGTCTGATGTCTGAATCTGTTTATGCCCCAAAAACGACAGGCACCCCGGAGGGTGCCTGTGTCATGACGGAATAAAATTTCTGAATTTCTTCACATTTTCTGTACGCCCCCGTGGCAGATATCATTCCCGGGCGTTACAGTTTTTTCGGGCCAATAAAAACAAAACTCCCTGTGGTTAATCTTCATTTTCTGTTCCCGCAGCCTCCATACACTGCGGGATTTTTTTATGCTTTACCCCTGCCGCCCGATAACCACCACCTTCCCGTCACCGCCTTCATCACGGGTACTGATGTCCTGGGAGATTCGCCGTGAGCCAACCAGCATTTCACCGTAAGGCACCGGCATCGGGTTCCCCTGGGCAATCATGTTATCCAGCGACGAAAAGTACGTGTTCTGTTTACCGTTATCCGTTGCCCTGTATTCCGGCGTCTTTGCCTTCGGGGCCAGCATCTGGGCCACACCGCCCAGTATCATGCTGGCCCCCAGTGAAAACAGCATCGTGGTGGCAGAAAAACCGCCGGCTGCCAGAGCTGAACCCCATAACGCCATCGTTGCGCCGGCGGTGAAGAAAGAGCCCACGATGGCTGCCGCCCCCAGCACAATCTGCAGTCCACCCTTTCCGGCCCCGGCCAGTCGCGGCACAATGTGGATGACCGTTCCCTCACCCAGCTGTTCGTGAAGACGGGCGTACACCGCCTCCGGTGCCGTGTCCTCACCGCGAATACGTATCTGGTACCAGCCTTCGTTCATCTGACGGCGGAATCCCGGCATCTGCATCGACAGGGCACGGATGGCTTCCGCTGCCGTGTTCACATACAGGCTGAGGCGGCGGCCAAATCGTTGTAAATCCCCGTGAAGGCAGATACGTGCCAGTGGCGGTGACGCCAGGCTGAATGCGTTCGTCGTTGCCATTTTTCGGAATACCTCTCCCGTTTACTCAGTTGTTCAGGCAGATGGTGAAGCAGCTCACCGTTGCCGCAGTATATGGCGGCATGATTGGCCACCGATGCGCCAAAGCAGCACAGCAGGATATCGCCAGGCTGTGCGGAAGGCAGGGAAATCCTGTAAAAACCAGTCGCCTCCATATTGTCCAGGTACAGGTTCTGACCGTTGCGCCACCAGTCATCCTCACGCTCAAAATCCGGCATATCAATTCCCGCCAGATGGTATGCATCCCGGAACAGCGTGTAACAGTCCGTCACCCCGTGCTCAAAGCGCCGTCCTGTCAGATGTGGCACACAGCGGAATTTATGAATTTCCCCCCGGCAGACCAGCCACCAGGACAGTGCACTTTTTATCTGCAGCCGCCGGTCGGCCTCGCTCAGCCAGGGCAGACCACCGGGATGACTGTGGACCAGTGCCACAATCTCCCCCTGCATCTCTGCCCGCAGCCAGTCTTCCGGTGCAATACGAAAATACGCCTCCGGCTCTGCAGAGATATTCACACAAGGGATATACCGCTCCCCCTCCGGCGTTCTCACCACGAAGCCGCACGACTCCGCAGGCACACACCGCCGGGCATGCGCCAGAATCGCTGATTCTGTCTGTGTCATTGGATTTACTGCGAAAGTTTGTTAATGGAAAGGAAACCGCCAAAATTAGCCACCATGCCGCGCATCTCACACCCGCGCATGCACTTGCTGCATCTGTCCTTACGGATATCGGTGGTGGGTTTATCGAACTCATCCGCCACCGCAGGACCGTTATACCCGCATTCATCTCCCCGGTAATCCCACATACAGGTGTTCGCCAGCATGATGCGACCGGGAAACAGCGCTCCGTCCGTCTCCGTCGGTGTTGCCAGCACAAACGAGGCTGTCATGGCCGTCAGCTCTGACATCTGCTCCACCACCCAGCGGTCGCTCAGCTCCTGCTCCGGGTCCGCTTCCGGATTGCCCGCCACAAAATTCACCGCATCCAGAAAACGGGCATACACCCGGCGGCGGACCACCGTGGCCCCCACCAGGCTCTGCAGGTCCTCCGCCATCCCGGTGACCAGACCGAACAGATTCGACACCGTCAGCGACGGGCGGGCACTGCTGCCCTTCCCGTTCATCTCAAAGCCACTGCCGTCAATCGGGTATGCCTGATATTGCCGCCCCTGCCAGGTAACCGCCTCCCCTTTTTCATTCAGCTCATTGCAGAAAAAATACCGCTCACCACCCTGCACCGTCAGGTCAATTTCCCAGAGCACCACCCGCGGTGACTGCTCTGATTTAACCGACTCGTTCAGGCTTTCTTCGTGAATATCCTGCATCAGTTCACCACCTGCTCTATCGTGCAACTGAAATCACTGTACCGGGCATTATCCGTGACACTCCACTCACGGCACACAACCCTCACCGTCCGGTTATGTTTCGGCGGTCGCCACAAAAAGGCACGGTAACCACCATGCCACGATAAAAACTCTTCCAGCCAGCGCCGGGTTGACTCATCCGTCACCCGGAACACCGCCTGAAACGTCTTCAGTTGAGGATTCAGCCCTGTGGGGCGGCGCTGTTCATAACCGTCACCAAACCGCACCCTCACCACCGACGGCTTCTCACTCACCTGCATCCCTTCACGCGGGACCAGATGCAGCGTTTTTATCTCAGCCACTCAGCATTCCTCCGTCACGTCGCATGGACAGCATCACCGCCTGCACCCGCTGGTCAATCAGCTGCACAAGACTGCCTGCCGCCTCCGGCCCTATCTGGCCATTAGTCCCGTCATTCTGAATGGCGATATGGTAGACCGGGGAATACACCAGGCCCGCACTGCCGTACATACTACCCACCGCGCGCACACCCAGCGAGCCATCCGCCGCCCGGGTCAGGGGCATAATGGCTTCAGGTCCGGCCTCCCCCATCAGCCCGGCCCCTTTTGCAAAGGCAAAGTACGTGGGCGTATCCACAATACTGTTGCTGTACGCACTCAGGTTTGCCGAGGTATACACGCCGCCTTTTGCATTGGCCACCGCCCCGCCCAGCCAGTCACCAATGCTGCCGAGAAATCCTCCCGCACCGGACATACCGTTTGCCGCCGTCTTAATTCCGTTGACAATCGCGGCATTCATAAGAACTTTTGATATTTCCTGCAGCACTGATGAGGCCCAGCTGCGCCATTCCACTTTATTTCCGTTCAGCATCTCCGTGATGTTATTCACCATCCCTGAGATACCCTCCGTCGCAAGCTGTGCTGCCTGTGAGGCGTAATCGGACGCATTATCCACCCAGTTACTGAATCCCTCCTGCAGCCCTTTCTGCCAGTCCGCACGCTGCACATCCGATTCGGCATAAAAGGCTTCCTGCTCTTTCAGTCGTTCACTCAGATACTGTGCATTCTGCGCCAGCGCCTGTCTGTAAAAATCCTCACTGATATCCCCGGTCTGATACTGAGACTGAAGGTCCGCATCCTTCTGGCGGAAGCTGTCGCGGATCTGCTGCAACTCCCGCATGCGTTCCCTGGCTCGTTCTCCCTGCCCGTACCCCAGCAGTTCGGCTTCATTTGATGCACGCGCAGCCACATTATCATTCTTCAGGGTCTCTTCCCGGGATCGCAACTGTTCCCGGATTTTTTGCTGGTCAATCAGGGCCGCGTTACGCAGCAGCTCCTGCTTCTGTATCTCCGACAGGGTTTTCAGTTCACCCAGCGCTGTCTGGTACTTCAGCTTCGCCAGCTCCGTGTTCTGACCGGCCAGTGCCAGTTGCTCTTTCTGCTGCTTCAGCAGCCGGGAAAAACTGTCTTCCGCTTTTTCCGTCTCTGATTTTCCACCCCGGGATTTGGGTTTATTCGCCTCGTTATTGCGCCAGGCTTCCAGGGCATTACTGATATAACGTTGTCTCGCCTCCTGATACGGATCACCCACAAAACCGAGGTCATCCGCCGCATACCCCAGCCGGACACGCTCTTTTTCTTCCCCTTTCAGTCTGGACAGGGCCAGCTCACGCTCTGTTTTTGTCAGGGCACTCTGCTGTTTATCATCCAGAGTGGCCTGTGGCAGCCGTAACGGCACATTCACCAGTCCCTGCCGCTGCTGAAGCAGTTCATTACCCAGCCCCAGCAGACGGTTGAATTCCGTATGCTGACCATTCATAACCAGCATGGACTGGTACACCTTATTCTGCTCTGCCGCCTGCTGACGAATTAACGCCACACGACGGTCTTCCAGCCCGGCAAGCACATCCTGAATGGACTGCGCTTTTTCCTGCATCTGTGCCAGACGGGACTGCTCAACGGCAAGCTGCTCTGTTGCCTGAGCAAGCCCTTCCGTTACGGTCTTCACCGAGGTCAGATGGTTTATCATGAATCCGTCACCGGTCGTCCAGCCCGGGTTCGCCAGAACATACTGATATCCTGCGATTTTTTCCTGCAGGGATTTCACCCGACTGGCCTGTTCATCAATCAGCCGGTTCTGCTCTGTCAGCGCCGCCCGTGTTCGTCCTTCATTATCTGAGGCTTCAGGCAAAGACATTGACGGCGTTTTATGCGCGATTTCATCTATCGTCAGTGCATACTGGCGCGCAGACTCCCTGGCCTGCTCCTGATTCTGGTACAGCGTGTACCATGCTGCAGCCCCCAGCATCACCAGTCCGGGTACGCCACCAACCAGCCCCAGCGCACCGCTCATCAGACGTGAGCCCACCGCCGTTGTACTGTTCAGCGCATTCTGGGCGGCGCTTCTGGCAGCAATATTTCTGTTCAGGCGTTCCTGTGTGGCCGCCAGACGGGCCTCTGCAGCAATCTGCATCTCCGTCCCGCGGGCTGCCGCCACGGCCTGCTGAGCACGGTACACGGCTGCCCTTGCCCGCGCCGTGGCAATCTGCGTTCCCCTGAACTGTGCTTCCGCCAGTGCAACTTCATTACGTGCAGCCGTCACAAGTCCTGCCGTGGCAGACATCGCTCCGGAGGCCATATTGCCAAAGTACCGGGCAACCCCGACGGCAACCAGCGCGCCCACGGCTGTTGCCACATTATCAATCTGTCCGGCAACACCGTTCAGCATGCCGGAGAGCGTTTTTGTCACCCCGCTGGCCTCATTCGCACCGCCCACCCAGGCCATAAAGGCGTTTTCCACCTTTGTGATACTACTGGAAACCGTTTCCGGCATGGCCGCATATTCATCACGTAATATCCCCAGCTGGCTGATTAACGCGGGGACCACTTTATCCGCTGTCAGTTTTCCGTCATCCGCCATTGCCTTCAGATCTTTACGGGCCACGCCCATACCCGCAGCCAGTGCACGTACGATCCGGTCACCACTTTCATTGACCGAATTAAACTCCTCACCACGCAATACACCCTGCGCCAGCGCCTGACTGAACTGGGTGATCACCGAGCCCGCCTCTGCCGTACTGGCACCGGAGATTTTCAGCCCTGTCGAAATGGCCTCCGTCACCTTCAGCACATCATCAGCACTGTAACCATATTCACGCATCGAGGCAGCCGAACGGGCAAACAGGGCCGCATTATCCGAAAATGCGGTGCCTGTCCGCTGGCTGATATCCATCAGCACTTTCTGTGATGACGCAAATTCATCCGATGACTGCGACGCCTGTTTCAGACGGGCATTCACGGAGCTCCATTCATCCGCCAGCGAAATCAGGTGTCCGGTGGCAAAGGCACCGGCAAACGCACCGGTCATTCCGACAGCCGAAGCGCGGATTTCCGTCAACTGGCTGTGCAGCTCAGCCAGAGCCCGGCGCTGCTCCCTGGCTGCCGCAGCAGCCTGACGTCCGCCATTCTGCAGGGTCCGGTAATATTCACTGCCCATACGGGACGCCCGCTGGATCTCCGACTGGAATGACTGTGAATTTGCCGAAATTTTGATAATCAGTTCACGTAACGTCGCCATTCACCTTTCTCCGGGCAAAAAAAACCTGCCACAGCAGGTTTTCATCATTATTTATGACATTGCTGCAAGGCTCAGCGCGTCTTCCAGCGCCGCAAACGGATCCACCTCCGGCTTATCCTCATCCTCGCCCCAGCAGAGCATGGCGTCCTTCAGTGCAACATTCATCCCCTGTGCCCCGAAAACCGCTTTCACGATCTGTGCATTACGGATATCCCCGCGCTCATCACCCAGCGGGGATACCCTGTCGAACTCCATCCACATCATCGCCTCGCTCGCACTCAGGCTGTGCCGCAGTTCGGATAAGGTGCGCCCCAGACGGAGCGCAAGTCGCATCAGAAAGCGAATTTCCGGGCGGGCTACTTTTTTCTGGCCGACTCTGCATCAGCGATCAGTTCCAGTGCCTGACGCAGCAACCGGGCATGTACCGGACCATAGACGGCCAGCACCTGCTCACGGTCGTCCGGAGTGAACACCCGTTGCAGGTCAGTATCACACAGGACATCGCAGAACAGCGTCACATCCGCTTCCAGGTTACGGCGGGTTTTCGCCACCACCGACAGGGTATCGTCATCCTCTCCATCACCATTGAGCACTTCCTGCCACAGATACCAGGCCTCTGCCGAAGGCTCCCGCAGCACCACGCTGACATTTCTCCATTCCGGCACCTTCACCGTTTTATGACGGAACCCCGACAGTCTGGCCAGCGCCAGTGTTTTCAGATCTTTTGCCATAAGCCTTATCCGCCCGCACCATTAACCGTTACCGTACACGCATCAGAGGTAATGCTCTGCGGCTGTTCTGCAGAATCCGTTACCTCGCAGGTATAAGCCCCCTTATCACCTGACTGCGTATTGGCTTTACTGAAAGTGTCAGTAGTCTGTCCCTCTACCGGCTGACCATCCTTCTTCCAGGCGTGTTTATAAGGCGGCGTTCCCCCGTTGACACTGACTGACATTGTCAGCAGCGCACCTGTATTCACGGTAAGTGTTTTATCCAGATTTTTCACAAACGCCAGCGGTACCACAAAGGACACCGGTTTGCCTTTCATACGCAGTGAAAACGTTGCTGCCACCACGCCGTTGGTACCGGATGACCAGGTGTGCTGACGCACTTCCGCCAGGAACTTAAAGCCCTTACCGGACGGAAACAGCACCTTAAACGCATACAACGCGTCATTGTCATAGGCATCACGCAGGGCGTTCTGGGCCTGATTCAGATAAAAATTACCCGACATGGAAATCTCAGACGACGCCCCCAGACCGTTGATGTTCTCCTGCTCGGTGGAGCAGAGCGTGGTCACATCAATATCCTGTTTCTGACCGGCGGTGAACTGGACTTCCTTGATGGTGCAGTCCAGGCGCAGATATTCCGCCTTATCCATAGTTTCAGCAGTCGCCGGGGCAGATGAAATCATCACCTGCGTCAGCTGTGAGCGTTCATACAAAGCAGACATTCTGCCTCCTGATAATAAAAAACCCGCACGCGGCGGGGTATGGGTTTTGTAGAAAAAAAGAAAAAGTCACACCGTGACCTGAAACTCCAGGGTTGCACGGTAACAGCGGTTTTCCGGAATATAGTCCTGCATTTCACTGACGGATCCCGGGGCCAGCAGCATTATGGCTTCACGGGCGTCCTGACGTATCTGACGCGCCTGCGTCACAGTCCCGGCATAAACGTCTATCTGCACCGACACTGAGGACTCCGCCTGCCCGCCCATCACGTCCGCAGACACCGATGAAATCAGGCTGAAAACCACCCACGGAAGCGCCACCGACGGCCTGCCATCCAGCAGGGGGACCACATACGGGTACACCTGCCCGCCGGCAAGATGCGCCAGATGAGGATACAAATCCGCCTCCGTCATCGTCTCAGTACCTCATCAATGGCCCGGTTCATCCGTGCAATCGCCACTTGCGCTGCCTGTTCACTGCGCACATCAAACGCCGGACGCACAAACGGGTGCGGTGGCATATTCACGGTCCCCATTTCCACAAACCGCCAGTAGAAAGCATTGCGCGGGTTATCCGCCTTCATGGTGTTATCGCTGTTACCGGTGTCCGGATTAACACCCCGGATATGCACACCGGATTCCATCCCGCCATCGCGGGAGCGCCGGGAAAGGACCACCACATTGCGGCGCAGTTTTCCCCTGCGTACCGGTGCCCGTGACACCACTTCTTCTTTCAGCACATTCGCACCCGCACGGGTTGCCTCACGCAGCACCCGGTTATTTTCTGCACCACTCAGAAGCTGCAAATCGCGGCTGATGTCCTCCAGCCCCGAAAAATCCAGCAGGGTTTCGATCATTTTTCACCTCCCAGCCGACAGAGAATTTCCAGACGTCCGCCGGTCGCATCCGGCACGGGCAGCCCGACAACGTTCAGGATCCGGTCACGCCAGGGACCACTCAGCACATGAAGTCGTGACGCTGCCGTGATTTCCCGACCGGACTGACCGCGCACCCAGATGCGGATTTCCGCCTGCGCCATTTCCGCACCGGACTGCATCCGCTCCCGGCTGCTCCTGCCACGGATATCCGCATGAATTTTCCCGCATGACACCCATTCTTCCGTCATTTCTCCGGCAGCATTACGGGTTAACACCGGGTTCAGAACACTTATCATCTGTGTCAGACGACCTGCAGATATTGCCATTCCTCCCTCCTCATAACACCGTCGGACAACGCAAATCGTAAATCAGCACGGACACAGAAAACGGCAGTTCCCCCTGCACGAGGTCTTCCCGCTCAGCAAGATCCGGATTCCGGTACAGCATCCCGGTCAGTCGCATGGCAGCCCCCTTCATCCGGGTTAATGCCTCGCCCGGGATCAGCTCACCGTCCTCACGAATCACTTTATCCCGGCTGCCCTGAATGTAGGCCAGCAGCACGGCGGTAGCCTGACGAACCTTGTCCATCAGCATGTCATCATCCGCGTCATGGTCAACACGCAGATGTGCCTTGATCTCTTCCAGTGTCAGTAATGCCGTCATTTTCCGCCTCCTGCATCCCGTCCACGTTTTGCAGCCAGGGTCCAGCCTGATGAATGAGCTTCTCCGGGTTTATCACCGGTCATACTGTTGCAGTGCCACAGCGAGCCCCCCCACGTCACCGTATCGCCGGGGTGGTAGGTTTCACCGGCTCTGAACACACCGCGGTAGAGCATCACCGGCAGGGAAAATGTTTTTTCCGTACACTGGCCACTGCTCTGCCGGATCACCACAGAGAACAACCGCTCATCCGTCATGCTGACGTCGATATCCGCCACCCCGTCAACCAGGCATTCCCATCCCCGCATCCCGTGCGTTTTTTCATACGCCCGCCAGAGTCCACCCAGGTGTGTGGCATACGTGCCCCGGGGAAAGGATTTTTGATCGTCAATAGCGGGGAGCACTTCCAGTGCCGTGGCATCACGCCCGTCCTGCGGAGCCGGAAGGGCATTCACCGCCTCCAGAACCGCCTGCTTCAGTACTTCCGGATCGTAATCACGACCATCACGCGGAGCAGGGATATGGCTTACGGCCTCTTTCACCATCTGCTCAAGCATCGGACGCACATCATCGGGGGTGATACTTTTGCCGTCCGCCGGTACCGGAATATTCGCAACCGCATCATTCACCGCCTGCTTCAGTACTTCCGGATCATAATCACGACCGTCACGCGGAGCAGGGATATGGCTTACAGCCTCTTTCACCATCTGCTCAAGCATCGGACGCACATCATCGGGGGTGATACTTTTGCCGTCCGCCGGTACCGGAATATTCGCAACCGCATCATTCACCGCCTGCTGCAGTACATCCGGATCATAATCACGACCATCACGCGGTACCGGAATGGTCCCCACAGCGTCATCCACCATCGCCTGCAGAACCGGATGTACCTCATCCACCGTCACATGCTTCTGTAATACCGCCGACAGGGAAGCCAGTTTCTCTTCAAACGCTTGTGCCTGCGCGGCCATCTTCCCCTCAAATGTGCGCTGTAAATCCGCCAGCACCGTGGAGAATTCTTCGCCCAGTGCACGAATAATGGACAGTTCCCGTTCCGTCATTTTCTCAGTATCCCCCTGAACATCGCTTTCACTGCATCATGCTCTGTTTCACTGATTGCCTTATTACCGTCAGATGCGCCGTCAGGCAGTTGTGCTGAAACTGTTTTCCCGGCCGACGCGAACGGGTCCTCACGGGCATCACGACGGGACAGCGCCTCCAGACTGTAGTTCTGCTGCTGAAGATACAGTGCATCACCGCCGGCAAGGGGCGGCAGGTTCTCACGTTTACGGGCCTCATTGGGCGTGAGAAGCGTATTTTTCACCGATTCACCCAGTGTTTTCATGCGCCGTTCGCTGTCCATTCTCAGCAGCGTGGTGACGTCAAACTCCGTGCTCTCGTTTTCCCCCGTTTCCAGCGCCTCATCCAGTAACAGCTCAATGGACTCAATCAGCGTCTGCAGACACTGGGAATAATACTGCTGCTCCAGCGCCTCCACGTTGTCACTGGAAGGCGGGTGGCCAACGCCAATCTTGTAGGCCGGGACACGGAACACCGAACAGACAATTTCAGCGGTCATCTTCAGTTGTTCCACCGTCTGCGCATCCACAGGTGAAAACGTCGTGGGGTTGTATTTTGCCCCGTTGCTCAGTATGGCCGTCTTCCCGGCATTTTCGCCCGTATATCCGCTGTCCCAGTTCCCCTTCAGTTTTTTCGCGTTTTCTTCCGTAATACTGCCGGGGACCTCAATCACCCCGGACGGCCTGCCGCCATTTCTGAAAAAATACGTCGAATTTGCCTGAATATGATGCCCCTGCATGGCCGCCAGCCCGGCGGCATACACCGGCGGCAGCCCCACAAGCGGATGAAAAAAACAGTTAAACCGGTCGTGGATCACTTCCCGGGCAGGCACCGTCACCGCCTCCGTGATCCCGCAGTTCCGGTCCGGCGTGATGCGATAGAACACCTCGCCGTCATCCGCCACCAGAGGTTCAACCCGGTTCCAGTCCAGAATACGCAGTTCTTTGATCTGCCCCCGGGAGTTACGGATTTTCAGCACCACCGTATTGCCGTGACGCAGTTTGGCGTTCAGCCACAGTTCAAAAAACTGGATACGATTCTGCTGTGCATTGGGACGACGACAGAGACGGGCAATATCCCCCTGCCGTTTTTCACGGCGGATCCCCTGTGTATCGGTCTGCATCAGGCGCAGTCGCATTTTGGCGATATCCTGGGATATCAGCGAAATGCAAGAAAACACCGCGTGAAAGGACAAAACGGTTTCCGGATCGGCTTTCACACCCTGCTGCCAGGCACCGGCAAAAGGCTCAGCCACCGCCTGAAACAGGGACCGCCAGCCCACTTCTCTTACGTCACGTCCTGATTTCTGGTTTTTTCGGGTTCGCCGCAAAAGGTTCCACATTCGCCATGCTCCGCATCACGTTTCTTTTTCTGACCTGCCGGACGTCGCGCTGTGATGTACTCCGCCTTCCCCAGGCGAACCAGCACCTCCGCACACGGCTGTGCCACATCACGGATATCCCCGGCCCGGGCATCATGCGTGCCCTGCAGATACTGGATTTTTGCCATCTGTTACTGCGGGAAGCTCGCGCCTCCCGCCCTCCTCATCAGACTCAGCCACCGGACGCAGTTCCGTAGTTCACACCGGTGATCACCGCCACTGCCGCGGTACGGCGACGACGCCAGTTGATCCAGCGCTCCGCACGGATGGCCACGCTGCCGGTCTGAAACATGGAGACCAGTTCCACCGGTGACGGTGTGCTGCTGTCGCTGGTCGGTTCAGACTGCATCTCCAGTGACGCTTCACGGGACATATCCACCGCCACACCGCCGTCATCAGCCAGATAAATATCCGGTGCATTCACCAGTACCAGCTGGTCACCCACATACTGGGAGACAATCACCGGAAGCCCCTGGAAGGTCCCGCCCAGCAAGGTCATGTCCGGATATTCCTTCTGCCCCAGCGCATTTTTACGCATGGACAGCGCCAGGGCATTCGTGCTGGACATCAGCCAGACCGCACCGGTGGGCTGCAGATTTGCCGTCACAAACTGGCCAAACGCGGCCTCGGCATCCGCATCCGGGTTACCGGTTGATGCCGTGCCCTTCACATCATGGGTGATGGACGCCGGGGAGACATCCGCCACCGCCGCTTTTTTCGGGTCCACAAAGTCTGTGTCCAGACGCGCCACCACCGCTTCTGCCAGCGCATTACGGACCAGCGCATCAGCTGCCGGGCTGGAAAAACGGATCAGCTCTTCCGTCAGTACCGCAATGGCCGACACCTTCGCATGACTGAAGGTGATGGATTCAAAATCAAACTTCGTCAGGGGTCTGGCCTTACCCTCCCCCACCCAGCCGGCAGCACCACCGGACACCTGGGCATGCACGCGGATATTGAACGGCACCTGACGAAGTGCAGGGATCCCGCCCTGACCAAATCGCCCGATAATGGTCTGCGGACGCAGGTAATCAATAAAGTCCTGCGCATATTCCTGGTATTCAGACAGGCTGCCTGCCCACTGCGGGTCCGTGGTGGTCCCTGCCCCCACCGCCGATTTCAGGACATGATGCAGACGGCTGTCATCCGGATACTGACGACGGGCCACTTCCAGGGCTTCAGAGCGGACACCTTTAGCCGCGGCCAGTGATTTGGCAAAGCGGGCGAAACCAATCCCCTTCTCCAGTTTCTGCTCAACACGGATCACCGGCGCTGAAGCCACCGTGGCCACATTCCCGTTACCGGCCTGTTTCACCGGCTGTGCCGTGGCGGCCTTACTGGTTTCCAGTTCACGCAGACGCTTCAGGTGCGCATCCACCTGACGGATTTCCGCTGCGGTGTTGTCGTAGTGCTCTTCCTCTTCCACATCCAGTGTGCGGCCTTCCTCTGCGGCTTTGTTCATGATCTCCTCAAGGGAGGCTGCCAGCGCCGCACGCTTGTTTTCAAAACTTTTAATCTGTTCACCAGTATTCATTGCTGACTTTTCCTTATGAAAAGAGGTTATTGACTGTGCCGAAGCGCCGGCAGAAGATGCGATTTTCACCACCGGTTTCCGGTTGCCGGACGCGGCAGAAAACGGGCGGTCGAAATATTTAATGATCCGGATGGTGCATTCCGCATTCGCGGGCACGGTGACGGCAGACACCTCCATCAGCTCCCAGCGCAGAAAATGCAGTCCGCCTCCGTCCAGATAAGTGTATTCATGGGGCCGGAAGCCCACAGAAAGCCCCCTGACCAGCCCGGTCTTAATGGCAGCCCAGGCCTCATCCAGCCGGGCTGCCATCTGGGAGGGCATCCCCGGCTCCGGCTTCACCAGCATTGCCGTGATTTCCAGCCCTTCCCTGACCCGACGCACCGTACACTGGCCTACAGGGCGGGAATGGTCATGCTGCCAGAGAAACGGGATCGTACTGCCAAACTCCGCCCCCTCCGGCTCCAGGATGTCACCATCCCGATCCGGAGAAGGCGTTGACGCAATCCCGGTGATCACCCGTTCATCCTCGCTGAAGGATTTCACCGTCAGCAGGGAACAGGCCCGTTTAAGAGTCACATCAGCCTCCTGAAAATAAAAAAACCGCCGCAGCGGTTCATGATGGTTACAGGGCGAGCAGGGTTATATGAAAAAAACCTCATACGCTTTCTTTTTCGGTTCCGGATTCAGGGACATCAGGGACACCGCATTGAAGAGCGCCATCAGCGGGTCAATTTTTCCCCGTCCGCTGGCCTGTTTGGTGATAAGAATGGCGTTACCTTTAGGCTCCACCCGGGCATTGCCAACGCACCAGGCCATCAGTGGCTGACCACCATGCACCAGTACTCCCTCAGCCAGTTTGCGCTCGGTGGTTTTTATGGCCCCGCCCAGCTTCCAGCCCTGGCTTATCCCCACAACAATTCCGTCGGGGATCCCGGCTTCCGCCAGTGAATCCAGAATCTGCCCCACACCTGACGGGTCAATACCGATATGCTCCAGTAACTCAGCCTCATGAATACGACGCACATACTCCGCCACTTCCGCCGTGTCATCCCCGACCCGACGGACAATCGTCATGTCTCCACAGGCCACAAAATCCTGAAAACGGGATGCCTCACTCTTCCGTCTGACCACCGCGGTTTCATGCGCCCAGGCATGGCCCCAGCCCAGCCATTCGCGGGTTTCCCTGTCACGGCCAATCACGTACATTCCCAGCAGATCATCCAGGCCCCCGCCGTCAATCCCCACCGTCACCACATCAGCGCGCTGCAGGATATCGTCCAGGCTGACGCGCCTGCCCTGCTGCTCCCAGAAATCCGCACCCGCCCAGCGGTCAGAACGCAGGGCAAGACCAATTTCCACATTGGCATGTTTTGACATGAAGCCACGAAATGCTTCCTCACCAGCCTCCCGGGCTTTACGGTACTCCCGGTACAGAAAAGCCTCATCCACCGAATAACCGAGATTCGGGTTAACCATGGCGAGGTTTTCCATCAGCAGGTGAGCCCCGCTTTCCACCATTTCAGGAGGATGCTCAAAAATCACCGGCAGAAAGTGCGGATCATGAATTTTGCCGTCACGGACATCCCGGGCATACTGCAGTTTCTGTCTGAACACCCCGGCGGGCGGTTCATTCGACTGGGTGGTCGTATACACCACAAACCCTTCCGGACGGGAGGCAAGCCCGCCGATGGCTTCACGTAGCATGTCTTCCGCCTTGTACTGCTTGCCAAACAGCCACAGTTCATCAATCAGTGTCCCCACGGACTTGATACCGGACACCGTATTCGGATCGGCTGCCACCACCTTCAGGGTGGTGTCCGTCACCCGATGGGTGATGGTCCGGATATGTGTCTGCACCTGACAGAGGTCATCCAGATCATCGTCCCGTCGTACCATATCCCTGGCAGGGTTGAAGGCGTTAGCCGCCACCTCCACGGTCGGGGCCAGAATGGTGTAGCCCGCCGCCTGCCGCCAGTTCAGTAACAGCGCCGTCATCATGATCCCCGCAGCCAGCGTGGACTTACTGTTTTTCTTGGGGATAAGGATAAACACTTCCTTGATATGGCGAACACCGGTCTGCGCATCGTAGGAGCCAAACAGGGCCGCCACCAGGTCAAACACCCACGGTGCACAGGACTCCCCGAATGTCGGGCTACCCGGTGCATCCACAATTCGCAGTTGTTTAAAAATCGCCAGTGCATGTGCAGCCTGGTCCGGATAAATCGGAGCCGGAATAATCGACAGCCCCTTTTTCAGGCGCTCTGCCCAGTCCGGGCAGGCCGTGCTCCACACAGGTATCATCCGTTGCCCTCATTATCATTATTCACCACCAGGCGGGGTGGTGGTGGCACCGCAAAACGGTTAGCCGCTTTTTTCGCCGCGTCACCTTTTGCCGATTTTTTACCGGCATCCCCTTTTTTATGGTGCGTGAACTGCGCCAGCTTATAAGCCGCATCCAGCGCCAGCCTGGGGTCGGTATTAATGTTCTCCACCAGAAGACGCCCCATCGCTTTCACCGGATCGGGAAGACCATCCTCCATATATTCAATACCAGGAGACATCACCGCGGACGGTGGCATCTCCGGATTGTTTTCGTCCGGCTGTGGTATTGCAGCCGCCTCACGGCGACGGGGTTTATCCTCCTGCTCTGATTTTTTCTGCCGGTAAACAGGAACCTCATCCACCTCCACCGTCTCGCATTGTTTACGGGCTATAAACGCAAGCACCTCCGGATCTTTTGCCAGCTGCGAGCCTTTAACCCTGGCGGTCTTCGCCGAATAACCAGCGGCAATGGCTGACGCTGTTTTGTTTTTCCCGGACATGAGCGCCAGCGCAAATTTTCGTTTTTGCGTTGTCAGCACAGCCTCCTCCCGGGTCCAGAACGCACTCAGCCGGGTATGGTTCAGCCCATTTTTCCCGGCGTCTCATGCCGCAAATGTTAACTGCTGCCTGGTTAACATTTGCTGAAAAAGCCAGTTAACATTTTTTCCGCACAACAAACTGAATAATAAAGATAAAAACCGCAAAAATGCCCGGACAGCCAGTTAACATGTTAACTGCCCTGAAACGGGAATTTTTTCTCTGCGTGAGAGGGGGCGCGGTGTCCGGAGCGATCGTTTTTTACGCCGGATGATACCCCCCCGCTCGGGTTACAGTCCGATGATGTCGTCCGCTCTGCCACTACCTCCGGACACCTCCGGCAGCGTCGGGTCCGGCATACCACCCGCCGCTTCACGAGCAGACTTTTGTCGATGGCATTCGGTACAGAGCGTCCAGAGATTCGTCTCCTCATTACCACCACCGAACTGAAGTGCAATTCGGTGATCGAGTTCACTGTCACAGAGGTCAACCACACGACCACAGAGACAGCACTGCCCGGCATCCCTGAGCCAGATATGACGCTTGAGGGAAACACGTGCACTGCCACTGACACGACGCTGTTCACCCTTCAGAATATTCACCCGTCGGGTATTCAGTGTTTTGATTCTGCTCTGGAGTGTACGAAGCTCAGCCATGTAAAATCCCCGTCATATGGCAATCAGTAAAGGAAATAAATATGTCATCGAAAAACCGGACCCGCAGAACCACAACCCGCAATATCCGTTTCCCCAATCACATGATTGAACAGATCAATATCGCCCTTGAACATAAAGGTTCCGGTAACTTTTCAGCGTGGGTTATTGAAGCCTGCAGGAGAAGGCTGGCAACAGATGCAACGCATCTGCGTCCGGCCAGCATGACAAATAACGAGAAATGAACGTTCGGTTACAGGAGCAGGTACCCACTGTCCTCCAACAATATTTCATCTTCATACCCGGCGGAACAAGACTTACCCAGCCGGAATGTACAGAATAACAACAGAGTGATAATTAATTTCTGATGAAATAATCAGGGTGCAGAAGGACTAAAGATAAACGTTTTCTTCACGCCTTTACGCGGCCTGTCCTTCTCAAATCGCCATTTTGCCATCGCCTTTACAACCTGCTCATCAAACAGATGGTGCGGCTCTGAACGGATAAACTCAATTCGGGTGACAGTACCATCAGCACCAATATCAAACTTCACATCAACCCGTCCCTTTATATAATTTGCCGCTGCATAGGCCGGATATTGTGGTAATGCCTTAACCAACTGTCGGGGCATATCTGTTTTATGTTGCGTACAGCCCATAACCAGAGAAGACAACAAAATAATTAACGGAAGATTTCTTTTCATTTTCATTCCCGGCACAGATAAGAATAAGTCTTATTCTAACAATGCCACCCTGTCGGCCATCAATCCTCTGCTTAATGGCAACGACAATTATCCGACTTAAATCACAAATCAGACACATGACATAACAGGTCTTGCGAGGTAACACATCGTCCGGTTTCTTCCACCATCGCACCGAACCAGCGACCATGAGGGGACAACGCCGCGCTCCGTTAACGCGGTAAACCCCGGTGCGTATCGTTTTTGATTCTCCCCGCACACTCGCGCAGAGGAGTCTCCCTGTCGGGCTGCGGTCTCTGTTAATGAGGGAATACAGCGACGATACGGCGCATCAGCAAAACTTAGTTCAGGCACTGAGTGCGGATATAGTCCTGTGCCCCTTCCAGCTGCTTCTGCATTGTCATCAACCGTTCTCTGAGGATGAAATAATCCCGTTCAGCGGTGTCTGCCAGTCGGGGGCCGGTTGCATTATCCACGCCGGAGGTGCCGGTGGCTTCACGCACGGTACCGGAGCAGGTGGCGTTGATCCGCAGGCGCTTACGACCAGCGGCAACATCAGCACGCAGAGTTTCATTTTCAGCTCTCGCATCGGCTAATTCCCTCGAGTATTTTGCATCGAGCGCAGCAACATCGCGCTGGCGCACCTGCATATCAGTAATGGTTGCGTTTGCCAGCTCCAGCTCTCTGGCTTTTTTATCGCGCTGCGCTTTGTAGGTGATGACGTTATCGCGGTAATGATTCAGCCCCAGACTAAGCGCACCACAGACCACCAGCAGAATAACGGTAAACGCGGAAAGCATTCGGTTTATGCTCACCCCACCAGCCCTGCCGAAGTCAACGCCATCCAGGTTATGGAAAGAAAAAGAACAACCAGCATTAGTGAAAATGAAATACCGACGATTACACAAAGGCCCTTCGCCAGCATTATGAGTTTGTCTGACATCTTTACCCCTTAATAGCAGTAATTAACCGGGCAACCACCCATAAAAACGGAATCAGCCAGACCAGCAAAAATTTCCAGTCCGTTTTTATCATCTTCATGCTGCGGTAGCTCTCCATGCAGCAAGCAGACCAGCAATCCACTGAACACCTTTTGGGGTGAATTTAACCTGCGTAAAAGCATGACCATTGCCCGCCTCGCCCGTTTTCACGCTAAACCGCCCCGCATCCAGGTGATGCGAGTAAGGCGTCATTTTTCCAGCGAGGCGATACATTATTCCGTTCTCCAACAAAAACAGCCGGAAATCGGTTTCTTTGATACCGAGTAACTTAGCAACTTCCCGGAATCCCATCAGACCAGATGCTTCAACATAGTTATCAACAAATTCAGCCTTCGGCGCTGCTATTGCCAGTTGATTTTCCAGCACTGCTTTCTGTTCAGCCAGTTTTGCCGCAAATCGCAACGCCTCAGGTAAAGTCCGGGGGATCTGAATACCATGCATCGCTTTGAGTCTTGCCAGCACAGAACGACGAACGGCCTTTGACTCCCTCATGCCAACGAGCATCATCTGGTCAAAATCCAGATCATAGTATGCCGTTCTTGTTTGGTTATTGTTTAACCGGAATTTTTTTCCGGTTCCATCAAGCTCTAGCTCATCCTCAATTTTTGCAAGAAACTTACGCGGTTCATGAGGGACTTCTCCGGCTTCTGCCCGGGCTGGATTAATAATGTTATTCAGAAAATCCAGACTACTCATGGATATTTCATGATCGACAGAAATCATCTCTTTCATGGTTGATTCCTTTTAGTGATGAACCCTGCGCACAGGAATAACCAGCCCAAAGAGGGTTAACCAGACCACTGCCGGTTATCCACCAGGGCTCATCCTGAAAGGTTCTTTGGTTTATTTACGCTTGTGCGAAGCGCAGAAATGACAAAGGCACCATTACGGTGCCTCTGCGTGAAATAATCTGCCTAACTTTATTCACTTACATTTTGCCAGTTCGCAGGATTTCGTGTTATCCGCCCGCGCTGGCCAACGTCATTTTTCAGCAAAATATTCTGCTTATCTGTCGATTCCCCAGCACGCCAGAGCGCTCTCCTGGTCACGACGGGATACCTGACCATAACAGTTATTTGAGCGAATACGGCAGTCTCTGCCACCGTCCTTAATCCACCAGCGAATCGCTTCGCAGGCACCTTTTCGATCTCCTGCATTAATTCGTTTATAAAACGTCGACGGGAAACACTTACCTGGGCCAATGTTGTAAGGACAGAATGACGCAATACCCGCTTTCTGGGGTTCAGTCAGTGGCACTTTGATGTTTTTCGCCACCCATGCCAGCGCCTTATCACGCTCAATGGCGTTAACCCGGTCGCATTTTTCCTTCGACAACTTCATGCCCGGAACGACAGGTTTACCATCCACCAGGATGGCACCGCGGCAGATGGTCCAGATACCCGCACCATCACGGTATGCCGTGGTGTGGTTACCTTCTTTTTCGTCAAGAAACTGGTCGAGGATTTCAGGCGCAGACGCCCCTGCACCAATCAGCGCCAGAACGGCAGCCGACACGCCGTATCTGATTTTTGCGTTCATGGATATTTATCAGGGTTTATCGATTTCAAATCCCTGGATATATTAAGTCTTCAGGCCAGCGGTGGAGTCTTCAGAGAACCAGTAATTATTCCCGGTAGGTTTCCTCTGTAGGTTATCAACACATCCTGCGCCTCTAAAATGATGGGCCGCTTTTCCGGCAACGGACCATCCCCTTCACATAACCCGGCAGCAACATCCATGAAAAACTGCTTCGCCTGCTTTTTCGCCTCAGCTTCGTAAAACTCCAGCGTGGCACCTTCAGTACGGTCAAGACTAATCGCCACATCTGGCAACAACAGTGACGGATACCCACCAATTTCCAGTGCCACAGTAACAGTAATCTTATCCGGGTAATTATTTATCCCTTTAACAACCAGTTCGTATTTTTTCTTCATCGCTTTACTCTCCCCGCGCCGCCTTACGCTTATCTTCTTTAATCTTGAAATAAAGGTTTGTCAGATACGTCAGCAGGCCAAACAGCAGACTCCCCAGCACACCTATTGCCACCCACTGGGACGGAGAGACTTTGTCCAGCAGCTGCAGGAACCAGTAGCCCGTCCCCACCGCTGACGTGGTGTATGACACACCCGTTGTGATTTTTTCCATCTGGTACATACCCCGTCTCCCGTTATCCGGAAGCTGACAACAATAAAAAAGCCACCAGTTAACTACTGATGGCTCTGATAACTCATGCAGGCGTCTCAGACGACCCACTGACACTACCGGTGAGTTTAACGATACCTTCCATTTGACTGGCTCACTTTTTATGATGATGCCGGTGCATTTATCTCCAGCACCAGACTTTCTATCTCAACGCCATACGCTGCATTTTTTGTAACATCCGTCAGCGTCAGCGCATTCAGTCCCAGTGTCAGACTGTCTTTTATAACCTGGAATGCCGGGCCAGCCACTCCATTCAGTTTCGGAGTAACCGTGGCACTGCCGGCGGTGAACACCAGCTCCAGCGTCTGCCAGTCGTTACCGTAATCGCCGAACTCCCCCAGCTTCGTGTTTCCGGCTTTCCTGTGATGCATCAGATTCACTCTGCCGTCAGTGGTCTGAGTGAAGTACGACATCAGGAACGGATTACCGGTACCCGTCATCGCCACACCATCAGGAACGGGAGCATCCGTATACAGATAAATCCCCAGCCCGAACTGATTGTTGGTCAGTGCGCCTGACAGGCGGAACTTACAGTTCAGTCTGCCGCCCTGTGTCAGCAGGGTAATTGCGTCATCCACCGGATGCGTCAGGGACCAGGTTTTATTGCTCTGCTTGGTGATCTTAAATACACCATCTGACAACTGAATTCCGCCATCCTTAATGCTCCAGCCCTGCGCAGCAGCCTCTCCGGCTGCCGGCAGCAGGGAGATTGTGCGAACGGACGTATCTGCAGACGGACCCGATGGCGTGTTGCCGCCGGGCGAGGGTTTGATTTCCGGTGCCTTACCACTGATGAAGGCGGAGGTGCGCCCGGCTGCGTTCAGAATAGCGGTTGCCAGACGATCCGGAATAATGCTCCTGCGCGCCCATGAACTGAAATGTGTCGGGCGGTTTGATGATACCTGGTTTCCATTCGTTCTCGATGCCGCACCGTAATATCCTGATGCCGGAATATCCGGATCTTCTGCCGGCGCGTTAGTGGCGGTATTGACGCCGTTACCGTCTGTCATGAAGGGCACAAAATAAACGCCCTCACTCTCCCTGTTTTTATACCCGCCGTACACGGTGTCGTACTGGGTAGCGTATGTATTTTTCCAGTAATACGTCGTGTCACCACAAATCCACGGCACATCTGCAGCACTGCCACCATGGCACTGCGCGTTAAACACGGAGAGGTCAGCACGAAACCGTGTCAGCATGGCTGTAAACAGCGCAGGTTGCTGTGCGTGGGTGGCGGCGCTCATGTCAAACTCTCCCTGCATCCAGCACACCGCCAGCAACACATTTTTCGGGTTCTTCTGTAATGCAGCTTTAGTGCGCGCAATCAGGTCCTGATATAACGGTTTACCCACACCCCAGCGTGCCGAATCCTGGCTGGCCCCCGTGTCCGCACTGAATGTCCCCTCAGCGCCCTGGGTGAATGCAGAACCACCACGACAGCATGGTACCAGCAGGATCCCCGCGTTATTCGGGATATACGGGAGCAGTTTTTTGGCAATATGTAAGCCCTGGCCGACACAGCCGTACTGCCCTTTGCTCAGGTCTGCCTTCGGATGATTCAGCGCACTCATATCCTGCACATCATGCAGGCAGTGGTCGGCCGGAATAATATCGTTATATCTGCAGGCAGCCCCACCCGGCGTAACTGTACTGCGGCGCGCCAGCTGTTTAATGCGCGGATCCGGAGCATCGTATGAATCCGGCAGCGGAAGCCCTTCACCGTAAGCCATGGCATTGGACTGCCCGGCCAGTACGATGACGTAGTACCAATCCGGCTCAGTTGCACCACTGACCACCACATCACCTTCTGCTGTAATCGCCTGCATCAGGGTATAAGGGGTTATGGCCACCGGACTACCAAACGGCTGCCAGCCCTCTTTCAGTTTGTGTGTCAGCTTTTCCGCAAGGTCTGACGGCGACGCCGCCCTGACAACATCATAATGTTTAAATGTCATTATTCCTCCCGGCCGGGATAGTGTATTAAATCAGATATGGAGTGGGCTGTAGTCCGGAAGCCTGAATGACACACGGGGACTACAGCCCAAGAAATGAAAAAAGGCCACGCAGTTGCGCAGCCTGATAAACCCTGGTTAAAATCCACACGATAACAACACAACAATATCAGTATCTCATGCTATTGCCCGAACCCATTCGGGCATTTTTTACCCATAAAAAATGCCCCTCCGGAGAGGGGCATGTTTGCATGCACATTCTTTTTCTTGCATGGTGCCGGGTGCCTCCCGGTGAATTCAGCCGGTGTCACTGAACCCGCGTCGGCTTGCCTATAACATAATAAATGCTACCTACACCAGTCGCCCCTCCGCACAGGGGGATTCACCATGCAGAAGTGTTTTTAATAAACAGCAAACAAAAAAATCAAGCATTATGCAGGCTGTTTCTTTTTATCACCGGCCACAGCAATACCACAATGCCGCAGACCAGCACCCCATCCGCCAGCACCGACATGATTCTGGTGGTGAAATCCACCATCACCACCAGAAACAGCAGGAGTGCAGCCACAGCCAGGCGCAGTTTTACCGTCACAGGTGATTCTCCAGACGAAGACCCAGAACACCGGCAATCTCTTCCAGCACCTTGCGCTCTTCCGGCTCAATTTCGCCGTCTGCCTCCGCAATGGCCACCGCCACATCCAGCACATCTTCCGCTTCACGCGTATCGTGTTTCACATCCTCAATCTCGCGTAACGCGGCACGACGACCAATTTTAAAATTGGTATCCAGCTGACCGATAATGGTTGCGCTAATCGCATTAATTTCCGAGGTAAACGCAGACAACGCAGGCTGATTACGTAAGACCTGTTCGATCTTCGCTTTCTCGGATGCCTCGCATTCACCATCTGCATAGGCCACCAGGTATGCAGCGTTAATCACCGCCTGTGCCAGATCGCGTTTCTCAAACTTTTTAATTTCCGCTGCCGCTCTGCGGGTTTTCTTTTTGAAGATTCCAAACATCGTGACGTTCCTTTGGGTGGGTGAGCCAACGCCCGGGAGCGATCTGCCCACAGAGAAAGTCACACTGACCACTCCGTAAGCTCACCCCCGAAAGGCTCTGTGGTTGATATGCGCCGGGCGTGGCGCAGATACAAAAAAGGCCCGCCGAAGCGAGCCTGGAAAATAAGTGTGGCGCGTTGTAGTGGAGTCTAACCACTGACCGATTGCTTAGAAGGCAATTGCTCTGTCCGACTGAGCTAACAACGCATGATGCTGATAATGGACCGCCACCGGGGACTCCGAATCTCGCACAGGGTGACGTTCTTTCCTGATGAGCTAGTGGCGGTTGGTGGCCCTTGCTGGATTTGAACCAGCGACCTGGCGATTATGAGTCACTCGCTCTCACCACTGAGCTAAAGGGCCGATAACATAATGATAACGTTACAGAATAAATTCAGCAATATCACTCTCTCTTTCTGATTAAATTCCGTACATCCCTTGCGGTCTGCTCAAAACGTCCGGTGTCCAGCTCAACGCCAATTGCACGACGCCCCAGCGACATTGCTGCTTTGACGCTACGGACATAAAAAAGCCAGCCACTGGGGGAGGCTGGCAAACTCGTAGAGCAAAATGCTGTTACGCAAACTTCGTTACAGGGTCATCCTGCAATACAAAAAATACACAATATTTAGAAAACTAATAGTGCCATGTGCAATTTTTAAGATTTTGTTATTAATTGTGGTCGCACCTTCCTTTCTGTGTACTTTCCGTATAGCTCACAGGATTCTGGGTACAAAAAAACCCGCGCATCGGCGGGTTAAGCAGCGTGGCAATGTAACCACTCTTATCATGATATGCAGATTTTTACGATCGTAAACTATTTTTTCGCTGATAAAATACAGAGGTTCTCCCTCCCGGCAATTCACGCTCAACATACCGATCCATCTCAAGCCTCACTCCCAGCATCATCAGCATGCCTTCAACAATCCCCTCCGCTTTGTGAAGGCGTTTACCTATACAGGTGTCAGAGCACCCATGTTTCCGTGCCAGCGCCATGAACGTCTCCCCCAACACGTAATAATCAACCAGCAAGTCATGCAGATCGCTGTTGTTCCTGTTAAGGCGAGCCATACACCCGCATATAATCATCGCGTCATCGTCACAACACTGTGGACGTGATTTTACTTTTTCGGGGATCAGTCCCTTAAATCCGGCAGCAATGGGCGACCATGTAACATCCTCATAGTTATTTGCCGCCCATGCACCCCAGCGCTCAAGAACCTGCCGGATATCACGCATCAGTATCTTTACCCCATCCGCGATGAACCATAAGAACACCGTTGACAATAGCGTGTCTTTTTCCTTCTTTATCGCCAGTGTATTTTCTGACCGTGTTGCGACTACAGTTCAGTATTCTGGCTACCTCGGTCTGATTTTCATATGCCTCAACGAGCATGTCAGGAATGGTTTTTACTGTGAACGTCATGCGGCCTCACTTCTGCTGTTTCGCAGGTCTTTAAGTTTCTGCTGATACTTCGCCTTGATGGCCCTGCACTCTTCGACAGTCCAGCGATGGCGGTTATGGTTTGATTCGATTTCGTCTACTGCTTCCTGCCCGATGCGATTAATCAGTTCGACGCGATACGGAACGAGATTTCCGCTTTTGTGCTGGTTGCACACCACGCATTGCTTGTGAATATTGCGTTCATCAAATCGGAGTTGAGGTGCCGCAGCAGTTGTCCGGTAATGTCCGGCATCCCACTGAGCAGACGTGAGCGTTCCGCACGAGATACATGGTAAGTCGCGGTCTCTTTCTCTGATGAAGGCGTTTACGGCTTGTTGGGCTTGTTTAATCCAGTAACTGCGGGGCTTTAAGGCGAGTTTTCGAATCTTAATTTTATCTTTCTGTTTCTGCTCCTCTCGTCGTCGTTTCTTCTCTGCTGTTTTTTCCGCCTTTTCGCGTTCTTTATTTCGTCGTTCGAGTGCTAATTTAGTTCCGTGTTCCGGGCTGCACCACCACTGATTTGAGAATGCCGGGTGAAACCATTCCTTACAGATTTTGCATTTCCTTCGCGCTGGTTTAGCCATTAAGCAGCCTCCCCTGTTACTTTAAGCATTCCGTTATCTAGCAGCTTTCTTGTCAGCCACTGTTGACCACGCCCGGTGATTTTTGTGGTGAACGATATCTGTATTCCGTGATTTGTATTGACCGCTGTTTCTTTCACTGTGAAATAGCCGCGATCCATATATTCCTGCATTGGCACATTGCGCCGGGCACCTGAAGCAATAAGGATTTTGTGATCGCGCATCCACGCAAACAGTTTGTTTGGACCAATACCAACAACCTTTGCAAAGTTTCCAATCAAAATTCCGCTGGCCTCGCCAACTCGATCGGCAAACTCAACTTTAGGTGCTGCGAGAGCAAGCTGTTTCTCCAGTTCAGCCTTCTGGTCTTCAAGGTCGGCCGCAAGGCGCAATGCCTCAGAAAAGGTTTGTGGTATTTTCGCGGTTGCCCCTTCGAGTTCTCGCCAGCGGTCAACAAGGCGAGCGGTGAATTCCGGCGACAACTGAGCGACGACAATAATGCTGTCTCGCTTACCTTGTTCGCCTTCGAATATATACACGCTTGTGAATTTGTTAGGGCTAATTGTTTGTTTATTTTCAACTTTTTGCATTGAAGGAAGTTGAATCACCCCACGCTTTGCCAGACGTTCTATTGATATTCTGACATTACCGTGTTGGCTTCCCACCAACTCAGCGATTTCAATGCTTGTCATTTTGATGGCATTGCTATTTATCAGCTCATTCATTGTCATGTCCTCTCACATTGAAAATTCAGCAATAAAAAACCCAGCCGAAGCTGGGTTTGTTAAGTTGTCAATTGTCAGTAGCGATGCAGTGAAGGCGGCAACTCTTTGTTCTTAAGCCTTTCCCATGCCAGAAGGTTCGTCGGCCCGTCAGGCTCATAAATATCTATATCCCGCGTGTGATTAATTAAAACGCCCCTCGCCCTCCCGATGATATACGAGAACTCATAGCCGTAGTCGTGGCATATGCCGGAATAGCCAGACTGAATCAGTTTTAATGCGGGATACAACTCACGGAACAATGCCTGTGAGCGGTTGGCATAATCCCACAGCCATACAAGGCTGTCTGTTTCTTTTGCGGAAAGCCCGTTGAGCTTCTTCTCTTGTTTGCCAGTATTTTTCTCGCCCTGGCTGAAATAGCAGTCTTCCAGTTTTTCGAACACTTCCCACGCCTGATCGGTTTCGAGCATTTTTGCATGACGGGCTGCTCCGCGTTCTGTCCAGAGGATGAGGGAGCGGGCATTTTTACCAACTAACCCGATTGTTTCGGGTCTGTTCTTAAACTCGCGTAATTCGTTTTTTCAATTTTAAAGTAATGCTTTCCGGGCATGAATCGCGTCGTGTTGTTCAGAAAGTTATCAGAAATGTTTTTGTTTTTTTGTTCCGTAAAGGTGAGCCAACAGTTCAGTAGTAATTACGGGGATCTGGTTATAGGTAACAGGGGAAAGGTTTTCGACAGAAATTTGAACAGCCATAATGACCTCGCGTTTCGATAATTTTTACCTCGCCACCGTCAGGTGCTAATCATCGTGGTGGCGAACTGTGCGGGGTTAGCACTACCGGTCGAAACATCCGGCGAGCCTTTCGGCTCCCCCACACAGCCCGCCATAAATCGCGAATGTGACTGTGCTTAGCGCATAAAAAAACCGCCAGCGCGGTTATGCACCGTTTCGATATCCGGGGTGCTAATCCCGACGCCAGATTTTGCTGGCGCGTGAGGAATATAGCCCCGAATAAATCATCGCGTCAATCACCTTGTTTTCCTCGCACGATGTCTTAGCCACCGGATATCCCACAGGTGAGCCGTGTAGTTGAAGGTTTTTACGTCAGATTCTTTTGGGATTGGCTTGCGTTTATTTCTGGAGCGTTTCGTTGGAAGGTATTTGCAGTTTTCGCAGATGATGTCGGTGATACTTCTTCGCTGTCGCCTCATGCCGCCATCCTGACGCCCTGCCCGATCGCCATCAATGCCGCTTTGGATACAGTAGTAAACATTCGTCGAGGACTGATGAACGGTCGCCAAATCAGCAGCATGGAGCCTTTGCTGTTTCCCTTCTTCTCCAGCCCTGTCGATGGTTCGATAAAATTAATCCGTCCATCAGTGATGATGCGAACTTCGTCAACACTCTCCAGAGCCTTGCTGAACCATCCGACTGACATATCCTCTGGCACAAGCATAACTACCGTCTGTCGCTGTTGTATGCACTGCTCAGCGGCTTTTTCCACCCACGGCCTGATATTGCTGTACGGTGGGTTATTCCAGATTGCACCGTGGCTTATCCACTCAGAATTTAGCGCGTCGTCGGCCTCAGTTAACCAGTGAGCGCACAGAGCATTTTTGTCGCTCGCTGCCGAATCCAGCCAGAATCCAAACTCAATATCCAGTGCATCAAAAAGCCAAAGCGGCGTTTGCCAGCAGTCCTTGTCGTGTGCTGGCGTATTTGATTTGATAGTCATGCAGCCCTACCTTTTCGTTGTGACCATTCATACTCTCGCCGGGAGTCATCACTCCACCGCACGTTGCGCTCTGAGCCGAACCAGAACATGATTTCGATAAGCTCAGTCATGCTGGCCTTCCGCATTTTGCTGGTACGCACGCCAAGCATGACAACGCCACCGTCGATACCAGGCACACTTCGTTGCTCCAGTTTTTTGGTCTTAAGCCACAGGGCAGTGAACAGGTCTTTCCAGTCTTCCGGCGCCAGCCGTTGACCATGCCATAGCACCTGACGCGAAACATCGTTCAGCATCGGCCACATACGGTCATTCTGCGCTTTGCTGCGCTTGGGTTCTTTAACGTGGACTTCGTGGGGTGACTTGTCGTCGATGGGTAGTGAGAGAATGGCGTCTATGGCGTTATTTCTGATTGCTTCGTTGCGAAGCAGAAAGGTTTGCTTCATCTCCTGCTCTCCGGTTCCATTTTTCAGCCGCCGCAGCAACTGATGGTGCCCATGCCCCCCTGGCTTCACAGAGGTCACATTCTGCATAGCCCCACACATCAATATTTATTCCAGCCTCAACCCACAGACGAGCATTACCGCCGCAAAACGGACATTCTTTTAGCTTTGGCTGGGTTAATGATAGGTCGCTCATGCTCACTCCTTCACTTTAAATCCAGACTCCGGATAATTCTGTTGCGCTGAAACTCATTGTTGAGTTTGAACAACCGTCGAAGAACACGGTCACGCGGATAGCGTCGTGCGGCAGGTGAATGCTCATACAACTCATCAAGCGGCAAACTGGACGATGAACGATACCGATACCAACGCACCAACTCTTCACGAAAATTAGCCCTGACAAGCTCAGCTATCGTACTCATTTCTTAAAACCTCCTCAAACGCATTCTGACGCATTTTTCATTCTCGCTGCTTATTGGCACACCTTGCACGCGTTTACCTCGCTACAGAGCGATTGTGATGCCTTAAAAGCGATTTATTGAAGTGATATTTGCTTAATCGAAATTCTTTTCTTTGATTCCTGCGGCCCTGATGGCTTTCATTACTGCAATTACCGTTTTGTCACGCCCATCCTCATAACCCATCGCATAAGCACCTTCTTCACCATCTTTCCAAAGGTCGTCATTCGATTCGGGCCAGTCGATATCCAGTTCAATAGCTGCTCGTGATGCCTGCCATATCACCCAGGTAAACTCTTTTAATTCATCGTCTTCTGTAAACTGGCTTTTGTCTTTTGACCACCAGTTTTCAAACTGTCGGTAGCTATCGTTCACTTCCCTCTCCCCCAAATAAAAAGGCCTGCGATTACCAGCAGGCCTGTTACAAGCTCAGTGATGTAGATGGTCATCTTTTAACTCCATATACCGCCAATACCCGTTTCATCGCTGCACTCTGGCGACACTCCTTAAAAATCAGGTTCGTGCTCACCTTTCCTTCCCGTTCTTCCCTGGTAGCGAACCGGTAATACACCGTTCGCCAGACCTTACCTTCGATAACCAGAAGACCTGCCCGTGCCATTTTAGCCGCGGCCTGATTTATGCTGGTTACTGTTGCGCCTGTTAGCGCGGCAACGTCCGGCGCACAGAAGCTATTATGCGTCCCCAGGTAATGAATAATTGCCTCTTTGCCCGTCATACACTTGCTCCTTTCAGTCCGAACTTAGCTTTAATTTCTGCGATCTTCGCCAGCGCCTGAACATGATTTAGAGGTCTGCCGCCCATGACAGGAAGTTGTTTTACTGGTTCAGGGATCACCTCACCACGATTAATTCTCGCAGTCATATGGACAAGCTCATCTGCGGCCTTGCGCCGTAATTCCGCGTCAGTCAGCGCATTGGCCCGCATGTTCTGGTACAGGTTGGTAACCAGCCAGTAGTGCGCGTTTGATTTCCACGGATAAGACTCTGCATCCGGATACAGGCCACGCTTCCGGCAATACTCGTAAACCATATCAACCAGCTCGCTGACGTTTGGCAGTCCGGCGATAACGGATGCTTCTTCCCGGCACCATGCAACAAACTGCCCGGGTGATGGAAGAAATGGTCGATTCTGCCGACGGGCTACGCGCATTCCTGCGTTAACCTGTTCCATCGAGGTGATCCCGTTTTCCCGGAAAGCCAGAACCCACTGGCGGCGGATTTCATTCAGTTCGTTCTGGTCCCGGTTAGCCAGACTCGCCGGGAAAGTTGCCAGTAACTGGCTGAACACACCGTTGATGATCTGCGCTACCTGTTGTACCTGCGGCTTTTCGTCGTACTGTTCCGGCATGTTGTTGGCGATCCGACGCATCTGCTCACGGTCAAAGTTAACCATCTGTGCGGCGATGTTTTTCATAAATCCACCCCGTAAATCCAGTCAGTGTTTGTCAGGTCGAGTTTTGGTTTTCCAGCGGTCACGCCAGCCTGTTGCTTGTTACGGTTGATTTCGAGTTGGGTCCACTTGTCGCGGAGTTTGGCCGGACTTAGCACGTTACCGGACCAGAAGTTGTCCTGGCATGCCCAGCGGAACAGCACGCACATGTCGCGGTGGTTACGTCCGTCACGTTCACGCATCAGGCGGATATCGTTAGCCCACCCTGCAAAATTCGGTTTTCTGGCTGATGGTGCGATGGTCTTCACCATGTCAAACATCCACTCTGCGGCGGTCAGGTCTTCTGCTGTTCCCCACTTGCTGCCGCTCTGAATTGCAGCATCCGGTTTAACCACAGAAAGATCGTTTTCTGGCTGGTCAGAGGATTCGCCAGAATTCTCGGACGAATAATCTTTTCTTTTTCTTTTGTAATAGTGTCTTTTGTGTCCCCCTGTTTTGAGGGATAGCAATCCCCTAATTTGAGGGATGTTTTATCCCTCGTTTTAGGGGATTTTCCCTCGTTTTGAGGGATGTCCCTCATTTTAGGGGAACTTCCCTCGTTTTGAGGGATGCACCATTCTGAGATGTTTTTATTTGGTCCAAACATGCCGCCTTGCTGCTTGATAATATTCATTCTGACGAGTTCTAACTTGGCTTCATTGCACCGTTTGACAGGTAACTTTGTAATCTCGCTAAGTTGAGAATCGGTGATTCTGTCCATTGGTTTATTCCACCCATAGGTTTTACGCAGAATGGCAAGCAGCACTTTAAACTGTCGCTTGGTCAGATCTGCGCCTGAATAAGCCTCAATCAGCATATTTGATAGTCTGGCGTAACCATCATCGAGATCTGCCACATTACGCTCCTGTCCGGCAAAGTTACCTCTGCCGAAGTTGAGTATTTTTGCTGTATTTGTCATAATGACTCCTGTGGATTGATCCAGTAATGACCTCAGAATTCCATCTGGATTTGTTCAGAACGCTCGGTTGCCGCCGGGCGTTTTTTATTGGTGAGAATCGAAGCAACTTGTCGTGCCAATCGAGCCATGTCGTCGTCGACGACACCCCATTCAAGAACAGCAAGCAGCATTGAGAACTTTGGAATCCAATCCCTCTTCCACCTGCTGATCTGCGACTTATCAACTCCCACAGCTTCCGCTGTCTTCTCAGTTCCAAGCATTGCGATTTTGTTAAGCAACGCACTCTCGATTCGTAGAGCCTCGTTGCGTTTGTTTGCACGAACCATATGTAAGTATTTCCTTAGATAACAATTGATTGAATGTATGCAAATAAATGCATACACCATAGGTGTGGTTTAATTTGATGCCCTTTTTCAGGGCTGGAATGTGTAAGAGCGGGGTTATTTATGCTGTTGTTTTTTGTTACTCGGGAAGGGCTTTACCTCTTCCGCATAAACGCTTCCATCAGCGTTTATAGTTAAAAAAATCTTTCGGCCTGCATGAATGGCCTTGTTGATCGCGCTTTGATATACGCCGAGATCTTTAGCTGTCTTGGTTTGCCCAAAGCGCATTGCATAATCTTTCAGGGTTATGCGTTGTTCCATACAACCTCCTTAGTACATGCAACCATTATCACCGCCAGAGGTAAAATAGTCAACACGCACGGTGCTAGATATTTATCCCTTGCGGTGATAGATTTAACGTATGAGCGCAAAAAAGAAACCATTAACACAAGAGCAGCTTGAGGACGCACGTCGCCTTAAAGCTATTTATGAAAAAAAGAAAAATGAACTTGGCTTATCCCAGGAATCTGTCGCAGACAAGATGGGGATGGGGCAGTCAGGCGTTGGTGCTTTATTTAATGGCATCAATGCATTAAATGCTTATAACGCCGCATTGCTTGCAAAAATTCTCAACGTTAGCGTTGAAGAATTTAGCCCTTCAATCGCCAGAGAAATCTACGAGATGTATGAAGCGGTTAGTATGCAGCCGTCACTTAGAAGTGAGTATGAGTACCCTGTTTTTTCTCATGTTCAGGCCGGGATGTTCTCGCCTGAGCTTAGAACCTTTACCAAAGGCGATGCGGAGAAATGGGTAAGCACAACCAAAAAAGCCAGTGGCTCTGCATTCTGGCTTGAGGTTGAAGGTAATTCCATGACCGCACCAACAGGATCCAAGCCCAGCTTTCCTGACGGGATGTTAATTCTGGTTGACCCTGAGCAGGCTGTTGAGCCAGGCGATTTCTGTATAGCCAGACTTGGTGGTGATGAGTTTACCTTCAAGAAACTGATCAGGGATAGCGGTCAGGTGTTTTTACAACCACTAAACCCACAGTACCCAATGATCCCATGCAATGAGAGTTGTTCCGTTGTGGGGAAAGTTATCGCTAGCCAGTGGCCTGAAGAGACGTTTGGGTGAGGAGGATAGATGGCGTTCACTGACCTTGAATATCAAGCGGTCAAAAAAGAAGTTCACCAATTCATTGAAAGCATAAGGCCGCCTGAACATATCCGCAATGAACTGGATATTGTTTATAGCATCAATGACCAAACGATAGATATCGGCGAACAGCGCCCCGTGTGGCAGGGCAATCCAGGTGAAGCAAACATCCTGCCATCAGCAAGAATCAAGTACATACGTTCTCTGGATAGATGGAAAATCTATTGGATGCGGAAGGATATGAAATGGCATCAGTACAGTACTGAACTTTCGCTGACTGATGCGCTTGAGCTTGTGCGTGCTGACCCGGATTGCTGCTTCTTCGGATGAGTGAAGAGACATTTGGGTGATGGATGGTCGCAGAAGTGCGGCTTTTAATGTAATCGAAGAAAAGTAATCCTTGTAAAACTTGATTTGACTGTATTGTCACAAAGAAAGGAATCAACGATCGTTTCTTGGGTCTTGATTTGTTTTGACGATCAAATTAGTATTGCCTCATCAACTGTATGAGGCTTTTTTATGCAAACCAAAAGCTACACCATCAAAGCATTTCAGGACTTCTTACAGATGCTTCCTGAGCTTGGTATCGTCAATGATGCTACAGCCCGCAATCTCCGTGACTCTTCCCTGCGCCTTCTTACTGTTCTTGGGTCGGATTTCACCGATGCCGATATCCGTGATTATAGCGTTGCCAACTTAGCAAGTTCGTACGCAGACTCAGCAGAAAGCAAACCCTCTGAATCATCTTTGCAGGCATACAAAAGCCGGATGCAAAGTGCTATTGATAAATTTATCTCCTACCAGAATGGTGAGATTAATGTGTCAGTTGGTGATGTAAATAAAAAAAGGAGCGTAAAAAGATGGCACCTAAGAAGAAGGCGGTAGCTGACGTACAGGTTGGTGTAAAAACATTTGAACTGCCGATTCCATTGCGCGGAGATCTTATCGTCACCATTGGCAACCTGCCTCGCGACCTGACAAAAGATGAAGCCAAGCGTATCAGTCTGATTGTGGAATCTTTTGCGATGATTGATGGCGGAACAAAAGAATAAAGCCCCGAGGGAACGGGGCTTTTTGGGTCGGAAATATATCCAGTATTTCCGAAGTGTATGGAGGATTACCTACCGCTACACCCTTGGCAACCGCAAGCCAAGGATAGCGGTTCTCCCAACAAACTACAACCTGTTCGGGTAAACAGGCTGTATACAAAAACAGGAGAAAAGCTATGGCTCACGATGTTAATCGCGATGACTTCATCTACGAACACGACAAGCCGGTTTATGTGCGCAGTTACTGCCGCATACGTTTCGGTGAGCTCGAACATGTTCGTCAGCACTTCCGCTCTTATCCGAGCTGCTGAAAATAACTAAATCTCAAACCCGGCCACCGAGCCGGGTTTTCTTTGCCTAACGCCCCAAAAAACGCATAACCAATTGTATTTATTTCAAAATTAATAGATACAACTCACTAAACATCGCAATTCAGATCTCTCGATCACCTTCCCAATCCACACAACCCTGCAAAAAATAAATCTATATAAAAAACATACAGATAACCATCTGCGGTGATAAATTATCTCTGGCGGTGTTGACATAAATACCACTGACGGTGATACTAAGCACATCAGCAGGACGCACTGACCACCATGAAGGTGACGCTCTTAAAAATTAAGCCCTGAAGAAGGGCAGCATTCAAAGCAGAAAGCTTTGGGGTGTGGTGAAGGGTTCATGGATGGGAATATGTCGCACGTAAAGCGGCGAGGCCTGCGGAACTATTGCCGAATTGAAGTCGGCCGAAGCAGGTCGAAATGGGTCTCCCACCTACCACACCACCAAAGCTAACTGACAGGAAAATCAAGATGGATGCACAAACACGACGCCGCGAACGTCGCGCAGAGAAACAGGCTCAATGGAAAGCAGCAAATCCCCTGTTGGTTGGGGTAAGCGCTAAACCAGTTAACCGCCCTATTCTCTCGCTGAATCGCAAACCGAAATCACGAGTAGAAAGCGCACTGAATCCGATAGACCTTACGGTGCTGGCTGAATACCACGAACAGATTGAAAGCAACCTGCAACGTATTGAGCGCAAGAATCATCGAGTTTGGTATAGCAAGCCAAGTGAGTTCGGTATAACTTGTCAAGGAAGACAAAAGGTTAAAGGGAAATCCATTCCATTGGCATGAGGTACGTAATGAAGAAAATTGATTACAAGTCCATACCAAAACCAATAGACTCAGCATCAGAACGAAAAAACACAAAAAAGAGGCTGAAAAATTAGCAAATTATATCAGTTTTATTAGAAACAATGCTCACGGCGATGGCGACAGGAAGTTGCTTTCAGATGCCCGGACCCAAGCGTTCAGTATACTTCGTAAGCAGATGCAATATCGTCTTCATCCAGGCTACATAATTGAAATTCGCCCGACTGAAAGACAATTGTTCTTATTAAACTCTGTCTTTGACTTTGTAAACGTAGTTGGAGATCTTATCGACAGGTCTGTAGATAAGGCTCCTGATACAAATAGTTTTCTTCTAACAAATAAAGAATACTTATATGGTAAATTTGGTATAAACGGATGGCAAAAATATGTACGATTCTTACGTGCATTCGTTGATGCGTATAAAAATTCCGACATGATTTATACATATTTGCCTGGTGGTGATAATTGTACGCTTTCGGCAGACAATAGAATATTCATACCTATACTTGGTCTTGGGCTGATTAATGCAGTAAATGAAAGAGATGTTATAATTGTTAAGCAGTGGCGAAAGCATGAGGGATATAGATATCTGCCATGCTTTGATATATTAAAAATACAGAATAAATTCTATGTAAAAATTAAATATAAAGAAGATGTTTTCTTCCTCAGAAAAAACAAAGATCTTTTACAAGAACTTTCTGGGACAATAGATGTCATCGTAGGTTCTAGGTTTATAAAAGAACTGAAAGAAAGCAGGTCTTTCTCTCGTGTAGAGATAAGCGAGTCAGAGTTATGGGGTATATCAAATAATCCTGTAAACCACGCTCACCAACGAAATCCAAACAAAAAGTGGTCATAACCCGCTCAGGCGGGTTTCATTTTCACGCAAACAACAGAATAAACACTGCACTGTGTATTCATTTCAACGAGTGAATACACGGAGCAATGTCACTCGTAACTAAACAGGAGTCGACTTGTTCTGATTATTGGAAATCTTCTTTGCCCTCCAGTGTGAGGGCGATTTTTTATCTATGAGGATATGAATAGATGTCAAACATCAAAAAATACATCATTGATTACGACTGGAAAGCATCAATAGAAATTGAAATCGACCATGACGTAATGACAGAGGAAAAACTTCACCAGATTAATAATTTCTGGTCAGACTCTGAATACCGACTCAATAAACACGGCTCTGTATTAAATGCTGTATTAATCATGCTGGCGCAACATGCTCTGCTTATCGCAATTTCAAGCGACTTAAATGCATATGGTGTTGTGTGTGAGTTCGACTGGAATGATGGAAATGGTCAGGAAGGATGGCCTCCAATGGATGGTAGCGAAGGAATAAGAATTACCGATATCGATACATCAGGAATATTTGATTCAGATGATATGACTATCAAGGCCGTCTGAGTGCGGTTTTACCGCATACCAATAACGCTTCACTCGAGGCGTTTTTCGTTATGTATAAATAAGGAGCACACCATGCAATATGCCATTGCAGGGTGGCCTGTTGCTGGCTGCCCTTCCGAATCTTTACTTGAACGAATCACCCGTAAATTACGTGACGGATGGAAACGCCTTATCGACATACTTAATCAGCCAGGAGTCCCAAAGAATGGATCAAACACTTATGGCTATCCAGACTAAATTCACTATCGCCACTTTTATTGGCGATGAAAAGATGTTTCGTGAAGCCGTCGACGCTTATAAAAATGGATATTAATGCTGAAACTGAGATCAAGCAAAAGCATTCACTAACCCCCTTTCCTGTTTTCCTAATCAGCCCGGCATTTAGCGGGCGATATTTTCACAACTATTTCAGGAGTTCAGCCATGAACGCTTATTACATTCAGGATCGTCTTGAGGCTCAGAGCTGGGCGCGTCACTACCAGCAGATCGCCCGTGAAGAGAAAGAGGCAGAACTGGCAGACGACATGGAAAAAGGCCTGCCCCAGCACCTGTTTGAATCGCTATGCATCGATCATTTGCAACGCCACGGGGCCAGCAAAAAAGCCATTACCCGTGCGTTTGATGACGATGTTGAGTTTCAGGAGCGCATGGCAGAACACATCCGGTACATGGTTGAAACCATTGCTCACCACCAGGTTGATATTGATTCAGAGGTATAAAACGGATGAGTACAGCACTCGCAACGCTGGCAGGGAAGCTGGCTGAACGTGTCGGCATGGATTCTGTCGACCCACAGGAACTGATCACCACTCTTCGCCAGACGGCATTTAAAGGTGATGCCAGCGATGCGCAGTTCATCGCATTGTTGATCGTCGCCAACCAGTACGGCCTTAATCCGTGGACGAAAGAAATTTACGCCTTCCCTGACAAGCAGAACGGCATCGTTCCGGTGGTGGGCGTTGATGGCTGGTCCCGCATCATCAATGAAAACCAGCAGTTTGATGGCATGGACTTTGAGCAGGACAATGAATCCTGCACATGCCGGATTTACCGCAAAGACCGCAATCATCCGATCTGCGTTACCGAGTGGATGGATGAATGCCGCCGCGAACCATTCAAAACCCGCGAAGGCAGAGAAATCACGGGGCCGTGGCAGTCGCATCCCAAACGGATGTTACGGCATAAAGCCATGATTCAGTGTGCCCGTCTCGCCTTCGGATTTGCTGGTATCTATGACAAGGATGAAGCCGAGCGCATTGTCGAAAATACCGCATACACTGCAGAACGTCAGCCGGAACGCGACATCACTCCGGTTAACGATGAAACCATGCAGGAGATTAACACTCTGCTGATTGCCCTGGATAAAACATGGGATGACGACTTATTGCCGCTCTGTTCCCAGATATTTCGCCGCGACATTCGCGCATCGTCAGAACTGACACAGGCCGAAGCAGTGAAAGCTCTTGGATTCCTGAAACAGAAAGCCACTGAGCAGAAGGTGGCAGCATGACACCGGACATTATACTGCAGCGTACCGGGATCGACGTGAGAGCTGTCGAACAGGGGGATGATGCATGGCACAAATTACGGCTCGGCGTCATCACCGCTTCAGAAGTTCACAACGTGATAGCAAAGCCCCGCTCAGGAAAGAAGTGGCCTGACATGAAAATGTCCTACTTCCACACCCTGCTGGCTGAGGTTTGCACCGGTGTGGCTCCGGAAGTTAATGCTAAGGCACTGGCGTGGGGAAAACAGTACGAGAACGACGCCAGAGCCCTGTTTGAGTTTACTTCCGGCGTGAATGTTACTGAATCCCCGATCATCTATCGCGACGAAAGTATGCGCACCGCCTGCTCTCCCGATGGTTTATGCAGTGACGGCAACGGCCTTGAACTGAAATGCCCGTTTACCTCCCGGGATTTCATGAAGTTCCGGCTCGGTGGTTTCGAGGCCATAAAGTCGGCTTACATGGCCCAGGTGCAGTACAGCATGTGGGTGACGCGAAAAGATGCCTGGTACTTTGCCAACTATGACCCGCGTATGAAGCGTGAAGGCCTGCATTATGTCGTGGTTGAGCGGGATGAAAAGTACATAGCGAGTTTTGACGAGATGGTGCCGGAGTTCATCGAAAAAATGGACGAGGCACTGGCTGAAATTGGTTTTGTATTTGGGGAGCAATGGCGATGACGCATCCTCACGATAATATCCGGGTAGGCGCGATCACTTTCGTCTACTCCGTTACAAAGCGAGGCTGGGTATTTCCCGGCCTTTCTGTTATCCGAAATCCGCTGAAAGCCCAGCGGCTGGCTGAGGAGATAAATAATAAACGGGAGAGTGTATGATTCATTTTCACGGTGGTCCAATAACTCCCGATACCTGTGCGTTGAAAGCCTGGAAAGGCAGACACGCATTCATCAGTTTTGCTAATCCAGCTCAGATTGATCTGGCTTCCGAAGTCACCCAATCATTTGCTCTTGATAATGGTGCATTCACATTCTGGACAAAAAACAAGGCCGTAGACTGGAATGAATATTACAGATTTGTTGAACGCTGGGGCAATCACCCTCGTTTCTCATTCGCGGTTATCCCGGATGTTATCGGCGGAACCAGTGAAGAGAATGACGCCCTGATTGCGGCATGGCCTCACGGTAAATTTATTGGTGCTCCGGTGTGGCACATGAACGAACCAGATGAGCGATTTATTCGTCTGTGCCATGAGTTTCCCCGCGTCTGCATCGGCTCGATGGGGGAATACGATGCAAAACGACCGAGAGCGTGTCGGGCTAAACTACGCGATCTTATACGTCATGTTGTAGATCAGTACGGCTACCCAATCACCAAGATTCATGGGTTACGGATGTTAAATAAAGACATTTTTACTCATGTACCGCTTTCGTCTGCAGACAGCACGAACGTCGCAAGAAATATAGGCATCGACAAATCCTGGGTAGGTTCGCCATATGCTCCCGCAAGTAAAGAAACCCGTACGCAAGTTCTTGTGGAACGCATTGAATCATTCAACAGTGCCAGTTCACTTAATTACAACGCTGAACGGGACGTCTTTACCCCTCAACTGGCATTCGAAGTGTGAGGCCAATATGACAATAGAACATAATAACGCCCTTCGCAGCATTGCCCGTCAGGCTAATTATGAAATCAAAAAAGCCAGACAGCAGTTTCCGGATAAAAACGTCGATGACATTTGCCGTAGCGTACTGAAGAAGCACCGCGAAACGGTAACGCTGATGGGATTCACACCGACTCACTTAAGTCTGGCAATCGGTATGTTAAACGGCGTCTTTAAGGAACGGTGAACATGAAAAGCAAAATCATCAGGGAGCTACAGGCTCCTTTTTTATTATTCGCATTCACCCTCAAGCGTATTAACCAACAATTCAGGGATTAATGAAAGATGGCAGATATCATTGATTCAGCATCAGAAATTGAATAATTACAGCGCAATACAGCAATAAAAATGCGTCGCCTGAACTACCAGACTGTATCCGCAACTCATTGTTGTGAGTGTGGCGATCCGATAGATGAACGAAGACGCCTGGCAGTTCAGGGTTGTCGGACTTGTGCAAGTTGCCAGGAGGATCTGGAGCTTATCAGTAAACAGAGAGGTTCGAAGTGAGCGAAATTAATTATCAGGCACTGCGTGAAAAGGCAGAAAAAGCAACTAAAGGAAGCTACATCGTAGGGCATACATCTGTTAACCAGCACGGCAATTTAACAGGAGTTTTTGTTTGCCAAAAATGGAAAGGAGAACCCGGTGGCGTGATTGCGGAATGTCATGTTAACTGCCTGATTGAATCAGATGCTCAGGCTTATGCAAACGCTGAATTCATAGCAGAGGCTAACCCGGCTACCGTGCTGGAACTGCTGGATGAACGGGAAAGAAACCAGCAATACATCAAACGCCGCGACCAGGAGAACGAGGGGATTGCGCTTACGGTTGGGAAGCTGCGTGTTGAGCTTGAAGCAGCAGAGAACAACCTTATTGATAGTGAATGCCATGTTGCTGAACTGGAAGAAGCTCTACGCGATAAGCAGGCGTTACTTGAAGCCTCAGAAAAGCGCAACGCAAAATTACAAAGCGAGAATGCATACATCCGCAACCGGTACAAAGAACTGGACCTATTAATCGGGAAAAACATTCTGGTCATGCAGGCTGCCATTATCGAATGGCAGGCAACTGGCGACGCTAAGAGCGGACTAGCATGGATTTATAACACACTGTTTGGCCCTGGCGAATTACCGGACGAATCTGAGAAAGATGCTCAGGCCTACTTTAATCGCAAATATGCACCGATTGACGAAAAGCTTATGGCGCTTCACAAGTGGTTTTGGGAACAAAGTGAAGCCAAGCGCGCCGCTGGCATTCGCATCAAAGGAGAGTGAGATGGCGTTAACACACCGAGAACTCTGTCAGATTGCGTACAAGTTCCTTAAGCGCAACGGGTTCAAGGTTTGCTTTCATGACCGCTTTATAGCCGTAACCAGTACCGGAGAACAGCCAGATGCTATGGGATTCAGAAATTCAGCATCATGCCTGATAGAGGCGAAATGTTCTCGTGCTGACTTGTTGGCAGATAGAAAAAAGCGTTTTCGTAAAAATCCGTCTCTTGGAATGGGAGACTGGCGATTCTTTATTAGTGAGCCGGGAACTATTTCAATTGAGGATTTACCACCTGGCTGGGGATTACTTCACGTTGTTAACGGAAGAGTACGGAAAGTACATGGATGGCCCAAGGGGAATTGCTGTTGGGGTAACCCTGAGGATAAACCTTTTATTGGGAATAAGCAGGTTGAATGCGATTACATGTTGTCTGCCTTAAGGCGCATGGAGTTGAGAGGGCACCTTAATGAAATATATGACGGTGTAATTGTTAATAAGAAAGAAGGAAACGCGGCATGATCACTATTACCAAAGGGCGACTGCTGACAATCAAACAGTGGCGCGAAACATACGGACCTGGTAGCAACGTTGTACTGCCAGCAGAAGAAGCGGAAGAACTGGCACGAATTGCTCTGGCAGCGCTGGAAGCCGAGCCGATAGGTTTCCGTTGCAGGCGCAATGATAACCTTGGTGATTGGAGTTACGTATATCATCGAGAGCCAGATGATTTTGAGCGCAAACATTTAGTGATAGAGGGCATTTACGCCGCCCCTCCAGCACCAGTAGTACCGGAAGAAAAACCAATGCCTAATCCTCTTAGCATGTACGCGGTTGATGCTGTTGCCGCTATTGCAGAGGTGAGAGGCTGGAACGCCTGCCGTGCCGCTATGCTTCAGTCCGGAAACTTTCGGGAAAACAAGAATTCGTCAACCAATAATTTTCGGGAAATCGCGGAAACGTCAACCAACTATCCGGTAATTCCTAGTGAGGTGTTGTCCGCAATCCTGAAGGTTGCCAAGATTCGTGCCGATGTCGATGATTTTGACGGTGACAGGCGAGGTATCGGTGATTGTCTGGATGAGGCTGAGCAAGAGCTTATCGTTACCATTAACAAATATGCCAGTCAGTTGGCAGCAGAACCTATAGCGCCTAATGACGTTCGAGAGCAGACAGCCATTCCACAAGTTCCGGTGACTCCGGATGGTTGGATAAGCTGTAGTGAGCGAATGCCGAATACCAAAACAGCCGTTCTTGTTGCCGTGGAGTTTGACAGGAAAGGTGACTGGCGAATGAAATGGGCTACTTACATCCCGGGGCATCCTGACGCTAATGATGGGTGGATAATTCCTGGTGCGTCGTGGAAACCGTCACACTGGATGCCGCTACCAGAGCCTCCACTTTGAAAGCGAAGCTTATACATATCTTTTACATCAGCAATCTATTGTTAATCTCCAATCAATGTTACGTTGTCATCTCACTCATGCTTTGGAGTTAGTGATATGTCTTGTCCAAAATGCGGTTCTGGAAATATTGCAAAAGAAAAACAATGCGTGGATGGTCTGGTGATTATGTGTGCTGCGATTGCGGATACAACGACTCTAAAGACGCATTTGGAGAGCGTGGTAAAAACGAGTTTGTCAAAATTAATAAAGAACGCGAAGGCAACGAAAAAAGCTAATTTATTATTCATATATGAAAACAATGTAACCAATATTCGAATTGAAGAACTGAAAGAACACCAAGCCGCCTGATGGCGGTTTTTTCTTGCGTGTAATTGCGGAGACTTTGCGATGTACTTGACACTTCAGGAGTGGAACGCTCGCCAGCGACGCCCAAGAAGCCTTGAAACAGTTCGTCGATGGGTGCGCGAATGCAGGATATTCCCTCCTCCGGTTAAGGATGGCAGAGAGTATCTGTTCCACGAATCAGCGGTAAAGGTTGACTTAAATCGACCAGTAACAGGTAGCCTTTTGAAGAGGATCAGAAATGGGAAGAAGGCGAAGTCATGAGCGCCGGGATTTACCCCCTAACCTTTATATAAGAAACAATGGATATTACTGCTACAGGGACCCAAGGACGGGTAAAGAGTTTGGATTAGGCCGAGACAGGAGGATAGCAATCACTGAAGCAATACAGGCCAATATTGAGTTACTCTCAGACAGCGGACGCAAATCACTGATAGACAGAATTAAAGGCGGTGACGCAATCACTCTTCATGTGTGGCTTGACCGATATGAAAGAATCCTCACCGAAAGAGGGATCAGGCCGAAAACTCTACTCGACTACGCCAGCAAAATCAGGGCAATCCGAAGAAAATTGCCGGACAAACCGCTCACTGACATATCAACGAAAGAAGTGGCAGCAATGCTAAACACCTACGTGGCAGAAGGTAAAGCAGCTTCCGCAAAATTAATCAGGTCAACCCTTGTTGACGTTTTTCGTGAAGCAATAGCCGAGGGGCATGTTGCAACGAATCCGGTAACAGCAACCCGTACAGCAAAGTCAGAAGTAAGGCGCTCAAGGCTGACAGCTAATGAGTATGTCGAGATTTACCATGCAGCCGAACCTCTCCCTATCTGGCTAAGGCTGGCGATGGATTTGGCCGTCGTTACAGGGCAGAGAGTCGGCGATTTGTGCAGAATGAAATGGTCAGACATAAACGACAACCATCTTCACATTGAACAGAGTAAAACAGGGGCTAAACTCGCCATTCCGCTAACGCTAACGATTGACGCGCTCAATATCTCATTGGCTGATACACTACAGAAATGCAGGGAGGCCAGCAGCAGTGAAACTATAATCGCATCAAAGCATCACGATCCGCTTTCCCCGAAAACAGTATCAAAGTATTTTACAAAGGCGAGAAATGCATCTGGACTCTCATTTGATGGAAACCCGCCAACATTCCATGAACTGCGTAGCCTGTCAGCGAGGCTATACCGGAACCAGATTGGCGATAAGTTTGCTCAACGTCTTCTCGGGCATAAATCAGATTTAATGGCGGCGCGGTATAGGGACAGCCGTGGACGGGAATGGGACAAAATTGAAATCGACAAATGA